ATGTTCAATCGCAATATTCCCAAGCCAAAACTGCCAAGCAATGTGGCAAAAAAGATTGCCGCGATGATGGCATAGGGCCGCTTATTAGTCGAGTATATAGTCGCGTAATTTAACGGGAGGTCGTAGTGGTCAAGGCGGGATCAGCTGAAGAGGCGGCACTTTATTACTTCGAAGATTGGAAGATAAACGACATAACAGGAGTCGGCAACGTTCAGTATGTTCACATGACGCGCACGGCTTATGGCCTGCACATGGAACAGACGTTGCAAGCCACACACCTAGGATCTGGAAACTGGCAGGTGCTCGTGAGCCACGTTCCAGAGACGCGAAAGATAATCAGTTAATGTCGACGACAAAACCCCGCTGGATTGCTCCAGCGGGGTTTTCTTTTGCCTAGAATATTATCCTGCGCCTAATGGAAGCCCGACCGTCTGGCGTTTGGTGCGCCCACCCAATGTGGTGATTGTGCATTGGAGAAGTGCCATTGGCTGCGACTGCACATTATAACCACCTGAGATCCAGACGATCACCTTCTTTCCGTCTGGTGAAATTGAGTCATTGAAGGCTCGCAATCCAACAGGGGCGTCCCAGTGAACTGATATGATGGTATCCCCTGGATCGAGCCACGACGCGAAGTTTAGGCAGTAGTCAAGCGTATCACGTATGTCATGCAAAGGCCAATGCGGATAATTAGATAGCAAGTCGGACATGGCAAAACTCCTAGGGTTTCACTAAAAATTGGTATTACCGAATGTTGATCGTGCGTGACTGGTAGCGGATAGCAACCGTATTGAATGGTAGCTGTTCCCTAGCGTTTATGGTGATAGTCTCCACCCTACCAAGCTCCACGATAGCTTGTGCTAGTGGTATGGTAAACATATTAATGGTGCTAGATAGTGATCTAGTTGTAGCTGTTGCATCTGCTGATATAGCATCACCACCTGGATCAGCAACTGCACCTTGAGTTGCTGCAACTGACCTAGCTGACGGTAGTGGTATGGCTTCAGTTACATACAACGGAGCTATATTCACAACTACGCCAGCTCTAGGTAGCAGCGCAAAGAGCCAAGGAGCAGTTAGCGGAGCTGATAATGCTCTACTACTAACGGCAACCCCTTTTGATGCTACGTCGGAATATGAAGCAGCAACTGCCGTTGCAACTGCAATAGTATTAGATTGGATTATAAAGAATATTTGCGGAGCAAATACGCCAAGAATTTCTGCTGCGGATGTTCCTACCAACGCAGTTAGTATTACATCGGAGAAGTTTCCTGCTGATGCGGCTACCAACGTGGATGCTACGGTAAACAACTTAATAGGCGTAAACAGGCCGCATGCCGACGTAGATACAGCTCCCATAGCTAGCAACCCTGTCTGGATTGCATAAGTTGCCGCAGCAGTTGCTACGTTCGCTCCAGTAGGTGTAGAGCTTGTATTATGCAGCAACAACCCAGCAGAAGGGGTAGCTGCAACACCAATTAGAGCGATTGCACTAGTTGGTAACGGAGCTTGTGCCGTCGATGAAACTAATGCTCCTGTTAGAGTTTGTTGTGGAACAAATATTTTAGCTACCGAAGTAGCTTGCGCTCCTGATAGAGTCGGTTGCGTTACAAACCAACTGGCATTAGATGAAACTTGCAACCCGATTAAGGTAGGTGATGCATAAAACTGATTTGCTGTAGTGGTTACAAAGGTACCTACTACAGCAACCAAGGGGGTGAATCGGTTTGCCGTAGAGGTGGTTTGAGCACCGTTGATGGTTAGTGTAGTAGCTGTCTGTAATGACTGACCAGCAGTAACAACCGCAGCACTATAGACGGTGAGATTCGGCCAAAATGAATTGCAACCAACCATTACTTGTGCACCGCTCAACACATCTTGCGGAGAGAAGATGCTGGCGATTGCAGATAATTGCGTTCCAAATAAGGTAGGTTCGGGCACAAACACCTGAGCTGACGTAACAATCTGTCCACCAGAGGTGGAAGGCGAGGACCAAAATCTTTGGGCTGCTGATAATACCGACGCGCCTGTTGTGGTTGGCGTCAATGTGGTTGATAGAACTTGTGCAGTAGTTACAGACTGACTACCAACTGCTGTAGGTTTATTCCATAATGGACCTGCAGTAGCTGCTACGCTAATACCTGCAAGGACAGTCTGGAGAGTTATGCCGTTTAATGGTTGCCCGCTTACAGAGACGAATACTCCAATTAAGGTAGGTTTATTCCAGAATATATTAACCGACGACACTACCAACGTGCTTAGCACAATAGGAGCAAACCAGAAAGAGTTTGCAGCTTCAACTGCTTGTGCACCAACTACAGTTGGTTGTGGTATGAAAACGTTTGCTGTTGTGGTTACAGTAGAACCAAACAGCAATGCGCTAGTTGCATACGCCAAAGATCCAGCAGACGAACCGACTTGTACTCCAGTCGCTATCGGTTTAGGAAAGAATGTGTTTGCAGCACTTACCGCACCAACACTCAACCAGATGCCCAATTGAATCGAGCCAGCAGACGCAATTGCGGCCACTCCTGGAAGTGTTGGTTTCTCCTGGAAATAATATGCACTCGTAGTGGCCTGCACACCTGTTAATAATGGTGCCAACCAAAACAGATTGCACGAAGATACAACTGCTGTGCCAAGTATGGTGGGTTGATTATAAAATGATTGTCCGCTGGAAGCTACCTGTGCTCCGGCTACTGCTACACCAACTTGTACCCACAGCGCATTTGCCGTAGTAGATACCGCAGCGCCGGTAAACGACGGTGCTACCTGCTGACCAAATATATTTGATGAGGTTATTACCGACGCACCGGTAACTGGTATGTTTTGACTGAATATGCTGGCGATGGCAACTGTCGCCGCGCCGACCAATACAGGCTTAGGCATAAACGCCGATGAACTAGCAACACTACTTACACCAACTAGGGTTGGCGACGTCCAAAACGGGTTTGCATAAGAAGTCGTGGTAGTTCCAATTATCGGTATTATCATCCACAGAGCATTAGCGGTTGAAACCGTGAGAGCACCAACTAACACTGGTTGTCTAATAAACATCACAGCATTAGTTGTGCTGCTAGTTCCAATCAACGTTGGCTGAAGCCAAAATGCGTTTGCCGATGCTGTGGCTTGTGTTCCAGGTATGTAGGGGTTTGGTGAGAATGCGCTAGTTTGTGTAGCTACCTGACATCCAACAAAGCGAGGAGCTGAGTTGAATACATTTGCAGTAGAGTTTACCAGACCTCCGGTTAGTGTTGGAGAAGAGGCAAATGGACCAGCTGATGCAGTTGTCTGATTACCTGCCGCTGTTGGTTGTGGAACAAATATGCCGGCGGTTGATGAAGCCTGTGCACCGGTTGAAGTTGGTGCAGGGTTGAATACATTTGCAGTAGAGTTTACCAGACCTCCGGTTAATGTTGGAGAAGAGGCAAATATCCCAGCTATAGCCGACGACTGAACACCAGACAACGTTGGTTGTGGAACAAATATATTTGCAGTAGAGCTAGCCTGCGCTCCAGCTGGAGTAGGTGCAGGGTTGAATATGTTTGCAGTAGTTGTTCCTAGTGCACTACCAAATATATGCTGAACAATTACAGGCACAAAAGATTGTGCTGCGGATGTAATCTGCGGTCCGATTAAGGTCGGTGATAGGACAAACGCATTCGCTATGGTAACAACTGGTGCACCAATCAGCGTAGGTGATAAGAAGAAATTACCGGCTATTGCTGCTACTTGATAGCCAGTAGTTGTTGGAGATGGGCTAAACGCCCACGCAGTGGTTGAAACTTGAGGTCCGGTTAGAGTGGGTCCAATCAATACAGGAACAAACGACTGTGATGAGGTTGCTACTTGAGATCCAGTTAGTAGAATCCTGGGCCACAGAGCATTAGCAGTAGCAGTTACCTGCGCACCTGTTGCAGTCGGGTTTGGTATAAAGATTCCTGCATAAGAAGTAGTAGCTGCGCCGTTTGTCACAAGCGAGATTGTGACTCCGTTGTAGCTCATTGTAATTGACTGAACGGCCTCAGAAGTATTAACCGAACTGGTATATCCTGAAGTAGTTGTTACACCGCTTTCATCAGTAGCACTGCTATACAGCTGCCAGTCAGTACATCCTGCAGTTGGTGTATTGAAGAAGTTTGTCGTTCCATACGAGCCCTGGGTGGTGCAATAAAACGAAACAATCAAGTCGCGCGTATAATCATAGACGAAGGGAACCGCATCTGATGTAAATGCACCAGGTCCAGGTATTATATATGAGGTATTTCCTCCAAAGGTAAGCTGGACTTGATTCCCATCAAAGTCTGGAACTAAGGCGCTTGCAACAGGTGAATGACCAATCCACGCTGATGTAAATGCACCAGCCGAAGTTCCAGACGCAGCATTAAACGTGACTAATATTACACCGGTAGCCGATGCCGGCCCCAACAGGTTCGCATTAAACTGCGACCGATCCGTCCAGCCAGACCAGTTTGGGGATGATCCTGATAGAGTTTGCGAGAATATCGTAGTGGTAATCGCTACAAATCCTGATGCGGAAGTTGTAGCTACAGTACCAGATAAAGTAGGTGATTCTGATATAACAAATGTTGGTCCTTGCGCCGCCGTAGATACACTAGCACCAAGTAGGTTGTCTGATATTGCTGATCCATACGTAACAATGATAAGACCTGGAGCACCAGCACCATTTATAACGCCGTTACCACCAGCACCGCCGTATAGACCGCCTGCTCCACCTGAACCTCCACTAGAAGATCCACCTAGAGGCTCAGCACCAAGTGCGACTCCTGCTGTTCCACTCGCTGGCGCAGATCCACCACCGCCGCCGCCGGAGCCGGCACTCGGCGTTGTTCCTGTATAAGTCGTCCCGTTCCAGGTATTAGTGGAAGTCCATTCTGTTCCGGTAGATCCAGCAGCTCCGCCGTTGGTGTTACCAATACCACCAACTCCACCATTACCATTGTCACCAACACCACCCGGACCGTTGTAGCCTCCGCTACTTCCACCAGCGCCATAACGTCCAGCCGCCCCACCACCACCGGCGTAGCCTCCGCTATTTCCCGCTCCACCAGCATATACTGTAGTGCCAACACAGTTTGTCGTCGCATTACTATCACCAGCTGCTAATACAGTAGCCGTGCTATAAAACCACGTATTAGCGGTTGCCGATCCCGCACCAGTAGTTCCACCACCAACACCCAGTTGATAGGAGATTGACCCACTACCAGACCAGTTTGTAATCTTAGAATAACAGCCACCATTACCATCGGTAGTTCCACCAGCTCCAATACATTCAATCGTATTGTCCGACGTATTCCAGTCTGCTGGAATCGTCCAATTACTCCCCCCTGTAAGGAAGATTACGTTTCTCGAAGTACCAGCGACACTAGTAAATAAACCTGCTGATGAAGTGGATCCAGCACCTGTAAATGGTGGTTGGACTTTAACCGGAATAAGCGTTTGAGCGGACGTCGTAACAGATGTTCCACCACCATAAGGGTTAGGCCAAAAGTTGTTTGCTAATGCTGTTATTGATGCTCCAGGTAGGGTAGTTGCGCTAACCGTATAGGTGATGATAATAACACCACCGGCACCCGCGCCACCAGCTCCGGCTGATGTTCCATAAGATCCAGAACCACCACCTGCACCATATAGGCCACCAGCACCACCAGTATTCTGAACGCTCGACGATCCGTAGGAACCACCACCGCCACCACCTGAACCCGCTGCGCCAGCACCAAGCTCAGATCCATTTCCACCTACTCCACCAACTGTTGATCCAGAAGTGCCTGCTGCACCAGCAGATCCACCTGATGTTCCATCACCATTACCACCAGCACCAGCTGCGGAAGCAGTTGCGTTTGCACCAACTGCACCAACTCCGTTTGGTCCGCCAGCACCACCACCTCCTGAGCCGCTATAACCCGATGATCCAAAGTAGCCACCATTACCACCATTGTTTCTAGTGAGGTAGCCTGATGATGGAATGCAATTCGTTGCCAAACCACCAAGCGAGGCGGCGTTTGTTATTCCACCACCTGCGCCGCCTGGTGCACCAACGCTCGATCCTACAAGTGTAGTTCCATTGAAGAAGGTGCTTCCACCAGCTACACCTGGATTTGCGGTGGTGCTGCTAGCAGCACCACCGGCTCCACCATTACCAACAGTAAACTGAATGTTTGCACCAGGAGATACAGCAAGGGTAGCGATACTTACATAAGCACCACCTGCGCCGGCTACTGGGTAGTTGTAATAGTTTGCACCACCACCACCTGCGCCGATACATTCAACTTTAAGTGACGTAACATTAGAGGGGACAGTCCACGGAGAGGTGGAGGCTGTCGTTAAGACAACAACAGTCATAGGTCACCTCCCTGTATTTTAGCTATATGGAGAGTTACCATGTGGACCCTCCTGTTGCGCGCGTAGATCGGTCACGTTGGATGTTTAGGGTACGACTCTGCCTGCCTCTGGTAGCGTACACCGTTCGTTTTGAAGGCGGCAGCACGACCGGGTTAATACAAATAGTTTCGACGCGTCCGCAGATTGCAATAGACGTAGCCGAAGGTAGCTGTTGCGAGAAGGATTGGTGTGACAACGCACCTATGGTAGCAGTAGCACCACATGAATGTAGTTGTATGGTTGTAGTAAATGCACACGAAGCAGCGATTCCAGATGCCGTGGCATGAAGCTCATCCTGCGGCATTGGATCGGGAACACCAACAGCCGTGGTTACTACCGCTGCAGACACACTTATTAGCAATGCCACTGCGAGCGACTGGGCCGACGCTAAGGCGGCAGACGCGCTACTGGCTGCTACCTGTGCGACGGTCGTTCCCGCCGACGTCGAGCATTCTGCACCAGATGCTACTGAGGCTATTGCAGGTTGGAACAGACCAGCCGAGGCCGTCGCCGGCGTTCCAGTTACGTAGACCTTTGGCCAGAATACGTTTGCTGAGGTAGTTGCCTGCGCACCATTGATAGTGGGTATTGATACGACAGTCCCGGCTGTAGCACTGACTGCTAAACCAGATAGCCCCGACGTGTGGGTAGTCGTTAGAGTCGCGCCGGTCGTCCCGACGGTAGCTCCCACGAGCAGCGGCTGCATTATTAGTGCCACTGGCTGTGCCGTCGACGCTACCGACGATCCAAGCAGTATTACCTGAGACCAGAATGAGTTTGCACCTCCGGTCGCCTGGGCACCAAGTATGGTTGGCTTCATCCAAAACGGGTTTGCCGCTGGGGATACCGCCACACCAATCAGTGTGGGGCTAGACCAGAACCTACTCGCCGATGATAAAACCTGCGCACCGACAGCAAACGGAGCAAACTGGTTGGCTGAGGCTACGACTTGTGCACCAACCAGCGAGGTGAATATAACGGCGACCGTAACGATTACCTGTGCGGACGAAGTTGCCTGCGCACCATTGATAGTGGGTATTGATACGACAGTCCCGGCTGTGGATGCAGCCTGCGCTCCGATTAGGGTCAACTGCACTATTGGGGCCAGTGCCTGCGCCGACGACGTAACCGCCGTACCGCTTATCGCATACTGGATCTGTGGAGTGAGCGGTTGTGCAGATGATGTTGACGCAACCCCAGGAAGTGCTTGGGTTTGTGTTGGGGCCAGCGCTTGTGCCGACGTCGTGGTCGACGCCCCAACGATTACCGGCGTGATAACCGGCGCTATGGATTGTGCAGATGTGGTAACAGATACACCCGGCAATGACTGCAGATGCTGAGTTGTGAGTGTCTGCGCCGAGGTGGTGGATGATGAACCAACAAGGCCAAACGAATTGACCGTTGCAGTTGACTGCGCTGCTGATACAACCGACGCCCCAATAACTAGCACCTGCGGCCAGAATGCACTTGCACTCGACGTCGCCGGCGCTCCTACGAGGACCGATTGTGCCGTTACTGTTACACCCTGTGCGGCGGTAGTTACAGACGCGCCAGTTACAACGGGGCTTGGCCAGAACTGATTAGCTACAGATATTGACTGCGCACCAGGCAGCGTAACTGGCGCTACAGCAGGTAGCGACTGCGCGGCTGTAGTGCACGAAGCACCAACGGCTACAGCTGCAACGATTAATGATAGCGCCTGCGATGCCGTAGTTGCTACGGCACCTACGCCAGCGGTCTGTGCAATCGTGGAAAAGGTATTTGCTGCTACAGCCGACTGCGCCCCTGGGAGGGTAAGTTGCAACTGTGTCGATAGGCTTTGCGCGGTATTAGTTGCGGCCGCTCCAGTAAACGTCGACTGCACCTGTGTTGGTGCTAGTGTCTGTGCCGACGTTGTTGCAGCCGTTCCGATTAGGGTCGACTGCACCAGCGCAGATGAAAGGGTTTGTGCAGACGTCGTTGTTGACGCACCATTTAGCGTCGACTGCACAGTTACAGGGGTAAGGCTCTGCGCCGATACAGATACAGACGCACCTGGTAGTGTAGGTTGTGACCATAACTGATTGGCAGTTGATGCGACTTGTGCACCAGCTGGTAATGCAGCGACCGTTGGTGAGAATGTGCTAGCCGAGGTGACGGTGGATGCACCGGCGACCATCGCCAGCATCAAGAAGATGTTTGGTGTCGAGGTAACCTGAGCGCCGGTGAAGGCCAGCTGCACGCTGGTCGGCCAAGGCTGTGCTGATGTTGAGACGCTAGAGTCCTGCAGCGTCCCAGAGTAGGACGTTCCAGATTGAGGTGATAAGGCTCCAGCAGTGGTGGTTACTGACGTACCCGTCAGATTGATAGATTCAGAAATTACCCCAGCGTAAGCCCAGCTACATGCGCCGATCAGCGCGTTGTTGAATGCGGAGAGGGCAAAGAGCGTCGTGGGCTGCGCTACGTAGCTAGTGCCGTAGTTTGTCAGATCGAGAATAAGCGGAGCCGTAGCACCCACTAAATTAGTGGGTGCTACGGCTCCAGTTGTTAGGAGAAGGTTTATATAACCAGGTTGGTTTTTGGCCAGTAGGGTCGTTGACGACATGGTCTAAACCTTCTACTAGCAGTGATCAGCGCTCGTAGTGACCTTCTTCTAGGTAGTTGAAAGCCGCGAAGCCAGTCGAGGATGGGAACCACAGGTACACTAGCAAAAACTCCTGTGGGTTTAGAACAACCGGTGGGACTTGAGCAATAATGCGAGACGCAGCGTTTGCAGCTGCAGTCATAAGTGATCCACCAGCAAGGCCATCCACCGATCCAAACTGGATTACGTATTCATCCAATGCAATCGGAATCTGAGCTCGCAAAGGCTGGTTGCGCACAACGATACGAGCAGCGGCGGTGGCTGCCGGTAGCGTCATGTTGGCACCAGATGTAGGAATGTACAGGTTGCTAATCGACTGTGAACCAACACCAGAGTTGTGGTTCACAGCATTCTGTACCTGCGTAAAGTTTGCAGACGGAGTGCGGTACTGATCTACTACCATAGTTAGAAACGCGGTAACTGCGGAAGCGGGAGCAGTCGTCATCTGAAAGCGGATGTAGTCTGGAACCAAGTTTACACCGACACCATTGTCGTTGTTCATGATTACCGCTATTGGATACGATGTAGCATAGGTGGTATAAGCAGTTGTCACTCCGTATGTAACCGCTGCCGAGTTTGGAGCCATACCGTTTGAGTAGTAGGAACCCTCTTCGGCTAGAGCAGCTTTGTTATGGAGAATGGGGATAATCGCCTGCTCACCATAAGGTCCGGTGCGAAGTCCTGCTGGGGTTGATGGCTGACCGTCTTGCTGCTTCTGCGCGTAGCGCAGAAGGCGACCGACGATGCCACGCTGTACGATTTCGTTTGCCATTGTTTTATTTCCTCGTTTTGGTTAGCGCTCGTAGTGACCTTCTTCGATGCAGGTAAAGGTTGGGAATGCAGCCTGTGATGGTCCCCATAGATATACCAGCAAAAACTCCTGTGGGTTTAGAACAACCGGTGGAACCTGGGCTACAATACGTGAAGCGCCGGCTGCAGCGGCGGTCATTGGCGACCCACCAGCAAGACCATCAACTGATCCAAACTGGATTACATATTCGTCTAGAGTCACAGGAACCTGCGCCCGAAGCGGGATGTTACGAGCAATGATACGGGCAGCGGCGGTAGCTACTGGTAGCGTCATGTTAGTGCCGGTCGACGGAACATACATGTTTGAAATGCTCTGTGAGCCAACACCGGTATTATGGTTCACAGCATTCTGTACCTGCGTAAAGTTTGCTGATGGTGTGCGGTACTGATCTACCACGAGCGTGAGGTAGTAGGCAGTAGCCGATGTTGGCACACCAACCATCTGGAAGCGAATGAAATCTGGAACCAGGTTGACGCCAACACCGTTGTCGTTGTTCATCAACACAACTAGTGGGTAGGATGTAGCGTAGGTGGTATACTGCGTGGTCACGCCGTAGGTGATTGCAGCTGTATTAGGAGCAAGCCCATTTGAGTAGTAGGCTCCCTCTTCGGCTAGAGCGGCTTTGTTGTGAAGGATTGGATATGCAAACTGCTCACCATAAGGTCCGGTGCGAAGTCCTGCTGGGGTTGATGGCTGACCGTCTTGCTGCTTCTGCGCGTAGCGCAGAAGGCGACCGACGATGCCACGCTGTACGATTTCGTTTGCCATGATGTTTATCCAATCTCTTTCGTGGTTACGGGCATACCGCCCTGAATCGTTGCCAAGTTTTGAAGCTCTGCTAGAATCTGCATTAGCAGATCGCTTTGCTCTTTCATCTGCCTAGAGTAGGCTATACTCGTCACCAGCGCGGCCTCCCACCCTTGGGGCTCGTCGGGTACGACGCTGGCGATGTTCAGGCCGGATATCGGATCGCCTATGGTCATTACCTGACGCATGACGGTAGTGGTGACGTTTGCGATTATAGCCTGTAGCGTAACTAGGTCGATGTTGCTGGTAGACGAGCCGGTGGCTATTACAGCGTCTGTTTTTAAGTTTGCCATGTTATACTCCAGGGACCGTATAAACGAATGCCAGGATAGCGAGTGGGGTCCCTGCCACGAACACTAGGTTTTGGAAGTTTAGGTCAGCACCACCCGTTCCGATGGTACCGTCGAATACCACCGTAAGATGATCCGACTGCGTCACCCTGAACCAGCTAGCATAGCCGCTATTCGTCACAGTGGTTGACGGTATCGGGTTTGCCGTTATCATCCCACCGGATATGGATGCTGCAAAGGGTACGCCGATGTTAAACGTAGCCAATGGTGCTGATATTGTAATATTCTCGGGGGTACCAACATATGATGGGTCCCCATAGATGTCGATGAATCCACCGTCTATGTACGGAGATAGCGCTATGGCCTGAACGTTTGCGGCTCCCAGGGATAGGAACATTTGTTCACCTATGAGTGGTATTGGAATCGTCGGCGGTATGACAAACTGCCCAGCACCAGATGCAGAGGTCGTGCCAAGGAGTGGTATCAGCGTCCAGAAGAGGTTGCCTTGGGCACCTACGTACGCTCCGGTTATCGTAGTCGGCTGCGCTAGATAGGTAGCCGTAGTGGTTACCGATGCTCCGGTTATCGTAGTCGGCTGCGCTAGATAGGTAGCCGTAGTGGTTACCGATGCTCCGGTTATCGTAGTCGGTGCTTGCAGAAACAGAGCACCCATCTCGCCTTCTGGCGAGCCTTGTTGGTAGGACAAAGCCTGATGGTAAATCGCGTCTATCTCGCCGGGAGAAAGGACGCGGGCGTAAACCCTAGCGTCGTTTATCAGGCCACCAAATTCACGTCCCGCTGATGACGGGTCGTTGCCTATAAAGTTGTTGGCCCCGCTAGCTGCAACAAGCTGCACTCCGACACCGCCTGCGGTGGCGGACTGCACACCATTAACATACCCGATCAACCCAGCAGACGAAACCACGTATGCTACGTGATACCAAATACCAGTCTCTAGGACGGCTCCAGTGTTTTGATAAGCAGAGTTCGACCCTAAATAATTAACATAACAAGCCAGTTGCCCGCTGCTGGTTATGTAGCAGTTCCAATAAAAGTTTCCTCCTAATACATCGCTACAAAATATTCCTGAATATGCAGGCGTGAGTGAGTTTATGTACACCCAGCCTGTGAAGGTGACGGGCGAGACGTAGTTCAAATCAGCGAGGGAGCCAACATTTACATACTGAGTGCTGCCATTTAATAAAAGTCCTTGCCCAACAATTCCCGGCCCCGTGGTTGGCCCACCGATCAAAGTTCCATTGCGTTGGTTGCCGCTCCAGTCATACCCAGTGCCATCGACGCACCAGCGCCCCACGAGGCCGCTCTCATTTTCGAGAGGGCTTGTCGCTAGGACGTTGAACTTACTGGGGGACCAGGGTGCCATGCGTTAGGCAATCGAACGGTTGTACGTTCGATATTTGCAGACATTGGAAGTCGTCGCCAGCGTCGCCCCCGTCTGGTTGTAGAAAGCGAAGCAGAATGATCCAGGCGGCAAAACGATGCGCGACAGCATCCCAGTACACACCTGGGTACCTACTGGGAGGATGATATTGCCAACCCAAAACTCAGCGGCAGGAGCGCCAACAGAGAGCGTGGTAGACAGTAGGTTATTGCCGTAAGTCGTGCCGTCCTGGTTCAGCGGGTAGATGTAGATCCCCACGAAGTTCGGAGCCGCCGTCGTTATTGAGGCGAGCGAGATGGACACGTCCGCGAATACGTCCAACGCCGTGCCGTTCGCGATCACGACGCTACTCAAGACAGCATCGCCGTTGATGAAGCTGGACTGATTTATTTCCGTGCTGCCGCCCGTGGCGAACGCATTGCCCCAGGTAAGGCTCTGGCCTGCGCCGGCTATCCATTTTTCAACTGCCATTGTATTCTCCTGTATTTATCGGATGCGCCGTCTTGAGCGACTAACTAAGATTACCAGCGCTTTCTAGATCGGGGTCACCTACGGGTGACGTAAGGCCACCACCACCCTGCGCTACGGTAGCCGCCCACCACGGAAGAGAGGTTTGCGCCAACCCCATTATGTTTGATACGTCGGTAGAGGTAATTCCTGTGTTTGTATCCGATGCCATCGCCTCTAGCATCGTGTTCACCGCTGAGTAGGTCACAACGTTTGAGGTCTCAAAAGTATCAAATGCGGGGTAGGTGAAAGTGACAAGTAGTTCTCTGACCAGCGCTATAATATTGGCGCTGGACCCATTCGGGGGTGTGGTGGCGTATGCCTGTAAGACTCCCAGTTTCATGTTGAGCATCATATATCCCAAAACAGTGCTAGCCTGCACATCGATAGTCGGCCCAGGCACAGTTAGAGCATTGATCGCTGCAAGCTTCTGCGCCGTGGTATAGGTTGGATTTGCGGTTGTGATGGTTGCCCATTCGGCAACGAGGCTAGCGTAGTAGGCCATGAGTGGAATCCTATCTGTGTTTTTAGGCGCAGAAAAACCGGCAGACGTCGACTACGACGCACCGGTTGTGGCAATCTGTATGGTAAAACGTTTAATGCGATATTAGGCGTGCGATTAGCTGCATCACAAGTGGACTCGATGCCGGCCATGCCGCCTAATACCGTATAATAGACAAACTTTTGCCTAACCGAGATGATCTTAATCCGCCCAATGATACGCGCAGATGCAGCCGCTGTCGATACTAGCGCACCGGACTCACGTCGGCGTGGAGTAATGATACCAGCAGCAGAACGCACGCAATCGCAGACAACCCCTGTTGGCTTAGCCACAAGGGTTGAAGCTGCTGTTGATGCGACTGCTGCCGGCATGTAGTTTGCCCTTTCATATACTCGGCAATGGAATCGCGAAAATCAAGCGATTCTGAGGAGTCCTGTGCTGCTATTTGCGGTAGGTACGACCAGCGTAAATGTTCCGGCCGACACCGTCTGAACACCACCGAAGTCGTGGACGGACACCGTATGGTTGACGGCGATTGTCGAGGTCGTTCCGGCAGATCCGACACCGGGGGTAATTCCACCAGATGCTCCACCGAGGCGAGCAGATTTGTTGTAGATCACGCCGCAGTACACGGAGAATGATGCGGAGGTCCACTGGATCGTGGTCGAGAAGGAGCCGACCGCAGTCTGAGACGACAGCACTGCCAAAACGTTTGCGAGTGCTAGGCCACCAGCGGTATAGGCGGAACCGGAGGTGTTGGTGCACTCGTCGGTGCCGATGTTGGTGACCGACGGGGTGCCGGTTCCAGGAGTTCCTGCATTGACGAGCAGGTTATTGTACTGCTGGGCGCTAGCGTTGTTGATCAGCGAGATGTACATGACGTCACCGGTAAACGTCGGGTTGGTTAGCGCGCCGGTTGAGGCGTTACTAAGCGTCAGGGTAGACTGGCCCGTAAGCTGAGCGACGACTGTGTTCGCGGCGGTGTTGGTTCCAGTAACGGCCATGCCGACTGCGATACCGCTGATGCCGGAACCACCCATGGCGGTCATTGCCGTGGTGGACGAGCAGGTGCAGGTCAGAGTAGTAACGGTGGCGAGGCACATTCCGCCGTTGAAGAAGTCGGTTTTCGCTTGACATGTGATGGCTGTCGTGGCGCTTGCATAAGTCATATCTTGATTCCTTTATGTTGTGAGCTGCTCGCTAGTTATTCGGCAACCTTTGCAAGGTCGGTGCGGAGGTGCTCAGGAAGATGTTGCTGCATGAAGATGTGACCAACGTTTGCACCATGATGCTGAACGCCCTTCTTCCACGCGACGACGTGCGTGTCGGTTGGGTTCAGGTCGCAGTGACCAAGGCGGTTTGCATGGATCGCACAGGTGAAGTCGGGTGCTAGCATATCATTGCGGATGTGCTTCTGGACCTCTGGTTGTGCGAAATAGGAGGCAAACGCTGGGTTGATGTCTGCTTGAGCAACGATTTCTGCAACGCACTTGTCGAGTAGGTCGGGACACACGTCGTGGGATTCCATGGATTCGTGGAGACGAAGGCCGGCCTTGTCAGTCAAAGCAGCCTGCTCACGATCGTGCACTTCCTGGTGATAGTTTGTGACGATGTCGAGCAGGTTTGCTTCGAAGAAGCGCTTATCCCGGCGAGCCTTCTTAGCCTCTGGGGTTCCAGTGGCTTCGTCGGCAATGTCGAAGACGGCCATGATGCGACCAACGGTAACGTCGGCCCACTTGTCGGCAGGATGGTTGCCAACGATGTTGTTAGTGATGAGGATTCCGAGTTGCATGGAAGTGTTCCTTGTCCTAGAGAGATGCTATGATCACGAGATCTGGAGAATACTCGTGCCTTGTGCGTTTGTAGGTAACACGACCGTGAAGGTGCCGGAAGTCACCGTCTGTGTGCCGCCGAAGTCGTGAATGGAGATGGCGCGGTTTATTGCAGATCCTGAGGCGTTGGCGGTTACGCCGTTTGCAGCTGCTCCGAGGCGTACGCTAGTATTATAGATTATACCGGCTGTGGTGGAAAACGATGCCGAAGTCCACGACGGGTTTGTCGTAAACGACCAGTAACCGGCTGTGGTTCCAACCGCAGGGGATATGTTTGTGAGAGCGAAGCCGCCAGTGGTATATCCTGATCCTGACGTCTCATCGGTTCCGACGTTTGTTACCGATGACGCACCGGTTCCTGGCGTGCCGACATTTGTCTGCGTTCCAGAGAAGGTGGATACCGGAGACGCCTTAATGAGCAGCATGTTGAACACGTCGCCTGTGAAGGTCGCTGCCGTTAGTGCTCCCGTGGAGGCGACGCTTAGATCGACCGCCGTCTGGGAGACGATCTTCGACACGACTCCGCCGGCTCCAGCGTTTGTGCCGGTAACGGCCATACCAACGGCGATGCCGGCAGTAGTCGAAAGGCCAGTCATATGTACTGTTGACGAGCAGGTGCACGCCAATGTTGGGAGGGTTGCAAGAAAGCAGTGAGCTGCTTGGGCTAGCTCACTCTTCGCAGAATAGGTGAATGCGGTGGTAGCGATGGCCGTTACTCCTGAGTCTGTGTTGTGGCAACGGCAGGCGTCGCCTTAGCGTGTTACGCGGCGTAGGGCACGTTTGCCTTAAACGCAATGGAGTAGGGATTTTCTGGATTCCGGTCTGCGTGCCACGACCGTTCTACTTGCATTGTAGACGTGATGTCCATCGAGACTCGCTGGCGAATCACAAGATCGAGTTGATCTGCAAACGACACATGCTCAATGGTTCCGGCGTTTACTGGAACTACCTCAGCGGTTGTGACGAGGGCGAGTAGCGGCTTTACCGCCTCATGGATGTCGGCAACAGCCTTCTCAATCTCGGTATGCTCAGCGGCGTCGATGCTCTGGTCAAGACGGTCATGATTACCATCGAGCAAGAGTTGACGCTCTGAGCTCTGAGCAGCCTCATGATGCTTCATCATAATCTTGGTAACGGCGGCGCGGAATGCATCCTTCTCCATTTCAATCTCAACATAACGTGGCGACTCTGGCTTGACCTCAAAGGCTAGCGCGAGCATCGAGGCCGTAGCATAGGCCCAATCGACGCTGCTATGCGGCCCATTGTTCGTGCGTAAAATGCCGGTGAACATGATTACATCCTTCTATCTGTATTCTAGCGTGATTGGTGACCAAACAGCTCGGCCGAGGTGTCTGAACAAAATTGGTTTACGACGTCTGCCTAGTGTTTCCACACAGGGACTCCGTAGTTTTTGAGAGGGGCCTCGTGGGTGTTGCTGCGGTGTTGATGAACCTGACGCTGTAGTGCCAGATATGGAATCGACATGTTGTCAGCAGGCATGGGTCCGAAGCCACCACTTGAGGCACATCCAGATAGGGCTACTAGTATGGTTGTGATTGCTAGGTATTTCATTTTCCACCCTTAAGCGAGTTTGCTAGCGCGAATAGCCTAGACCACTGTAGGTGCCCAGGGTCCCAGTGCACATCTGGGTCAGGCATGTCACCATGACCATACCACCCAGCTACATGACCAAACTTCCCAGCACTGCGGTTTGGATTATGTCCTGCGTGGGGCCAGTCGTCGTCTGTAAATGGACGCGACAGCGGAACCCCATACTCTCGCTCAATCTCAATCATGAGGTGAGCTAGGGCGATGTCGGTGTCACCGTAATCAACAATGTTCCCATCGGAGCGACCCAACCTTCCGTGGGGATACCACGGAGTCGTTTGGGCGAAACCAACCATCTCAATCTGAACTATGGCTTCGTCGTTGTGAGCCCTACATGAAGATCCAATGAAGCCAACCTTCACCAGCTGGTTGATGCGAGGCTTACCTTGATATAACCCAACCTCGAAGTGTGGAGCGTAGTGTCGCTCGAACACTTCTAGTGCACCGTCGAAGAAGCCTTCGGTCGTGTGTAGGATTCCAGTACGTGGGAGGTTTAGCTGGACAGGATCATGAGAGAATGGGCAGGGTACCCAGTTTACGGCATAAGGTCCTGCCTGTGTGAGGATCGGCTTTAGAGACATGATGTTTCTCGCGTTTATCGAACTATATAGGAGACGACAATAAGGCCAGGAGTACCACTACCACCAGCACCACCATAAAGCCCGCCTTGCCCACCACCACTTCCACCACCACCACCTGAACCGCCTGTTGGTGTAGTATTAGTGTAAGCGGTCCCATTCCAGGTATTTGTTGCAGTGTATTCTGCTCCAGCTGCTCCAGCTATTCCGCTACCAGACCCGCCAACACCCCCATTACCATTATCCCCAGCACCACCAGCAGACCCGCTACCGGATTTTCCAGCGCCGCTAGGCCCAGCTGCACCACCAGCAGACCCGCTTCCACCACCACCTGCGTAGATAAGTGATCCTACACAATTTGAGGTTGATGTTGCCGCGCCGGCTGCCAACACTGTAGAGATGCTTTTGAACCAGGTGTTAGCTGACGATGATCCTGAGCCAATACTTCCACCACCAACTCCGATTTGATATGAAACAGAGTTGCCAGCGGTTAAACTGAGATTGGTGATATTAGCATAACATCCACCATTATGATTACTAGGATCGCCGCAACCAATGCACTCAATGGTGTTTGATAAGCTATTCCAGTCAGCTGGTACTGTCCACGATGTTCCAGCAGTAATGAAGATCACTTTAGTGATAAGGGGGCATGACCCCATAATTCCAATTCTGTTGAGCATCGCTACAATCCCTATTAGATCATTAGATCGCCGAAGAGCAGCCAAGTATCTGGGAGAGCATACTTGATTAGCGTAGCGCCACTATACTGAACGCGCAGTACAAGCCCAATCGCTGTTAGGATTGTAACACCAGCCGTCGCTGCCACCGTTGTTTGTCCTGTACCATACTGCACTATATCAATGCTCTTACCAACAGGTACAGCTACTGAAGCATTTAGTGGTACGGTTAATGTGTTGGCTGTCGTCTTGTTCATAGCAACTAGCTTTCCGATATCAGAAAGCACTAGAGTATAGCTAGACGTCTGAGTATTGATGGCCTCAGTAAGCTGACTAGGTGCCATATTGATTAGTTGCGAACCATCTACAGCGGGAATCTGTGCGGTTCCATTTAGCGCGATTAGCTGACCGGCAGCCGTTCCAGGTGTAAGGTCGCTCGCTAGCGCGGCAATGTATACAATGGATAATGAGTCGCACGTAATAGCTGCATTGGCATTGCTTGATGCGATAATAGTTGTTCGTGTAAGCGTTGTCCCAGAAGTTGTATAGGTTCCCTGACCTACTTCCCAGTTTGTCCCATCCTCGATCACGTATGATACTACTGCTCCGTTTGTGATTCCGCCGGCGGCAAATGATTGGAATCCAGATACAGCTGATCCGAGGGTTATCACACCAACCCCAGGCGTTCCACTAACTGTCATCTTTACACGATTAGCGAGTACACCCATTATAAAGCTCCTATTGTTTATTTAGCGTGTAAGTTATGCAATATAGCAACCAACTAGTATCTTCATCTCCCAATTGGCTGCTGTGATTGCTGTTAATACGCCGGTATTCTTACAGTACACCGACATAGCAGCGGTACTACTTACACTATAACCGACCGTATATGCGGTAAAAAACATAGATACGTTTTCTGGGTTGGTTCTATCCCCTATAGAATAACCTAATTCAGCAGTCAAACATTGTAGAGTCAATTGTACATCTTGCGCGTGAGGCGCAATACCCAGGTTGCTAGTTGATGAATAATTTCCACCAGCTGCAACTATGACAGGTGTTACCCATCCGCTGTTATACCTACGATTATATGCATAAGCGATAGCGCTGGTAACAGTCGTACCATTGGTGACACATTCGCCAAACGGAACAGCAGTAACAATCTGCGCTAATGTGCCATTACCCATGTAGGCAATCTTATGCGTCATATCATATGTGAATTGACCCGCAGTGACGCTGGGTGTTCCACCCCAGGAATAGATTGGTGGGAGTGTTGAAGAGAGCCCTCCTAGTAACATATTTTGATATATATTCACAAATAGATAGTTTGTCAGATTTGCAGATAATCCTCCCCACAACAGATTCAATCCTGTATAACCAAATATGGATACTGGGCCAGATGCATTATAACCACCACAGGCGCTAACGCACAGTGGAGTGGTGGCAGTTATGTTTTGCGTCAAGATACTCAGAGTTGGGCTTGTAGATGGCAACGTGGTCGGATTACCATTTGCATCAGAAGGTCCTGACAAGATAGTCTGGAGTGATGGTGCAGCGTTAATAGGTAATGCTTGAAATGTTGCATCAGCTCCAAGGAACATTCTTGCGGCACTGGAACCAGCAGGTGGAGCAGGAACCAATCCTGCTGCACCACCACCGCCTGCATCACCTATAGCTATAGGCACAGTTGTCCATCTACCACTAGCACCGAGCATTGCATTTGACACTGAGGAACCAGCAGGTGGAGCAGGAACCAATCCCGCTGCACCACCAGCGCCTGCATCACCTATAAAATCTGTTAGTAGGGCCATCACCTCAGGCATAGTGAGATCAGCCACATTAGCTATTGAACCAGTATCGTTACCCTTTAGTGTATTCGGCGGAGCTAGCGCAAGGCTTGCATTGGTTACCACATTCTCTTGTATTGTAGTTATGTTAGACCCAACGGCGAGCGCCACATCCCCAACCAGTTCAGGCATTACCAAGATTGGGATATTTGTAGATAAATCACTAGCTAGTGATTCTTTTAGAAACTGAATGGTTTGCACGTCCGCATCACATGCAAGCCGATCCGTATGTACATTGGCTGTCTCCGCAGCGGCAGCTAGAACCTGTGCCAGAATTACTCCAAGGCTAGCGGGTACATACCCGACAACTACGGCAGTATTGCTATTGGTGTTGACGATTGATGTTACTGTCATATTTGTAATTCCTTATGTCAGTGACATGGTTCCGATCATGCACGTCTTCGTTATTCCATCACCAGCAGCGACGCAGCGAAAGTCTAATGAAGCTGGAGCATTGGCCAACTTTGCCATCATATAGGATGGCACAGCCCATCCTAACACAGAGTTTGTTCCTGACGTTGGATTGCCAACCAGGTTGGGTCCAATACTAGCATAATCAGCTGTAGAAAACGTTTGTACCGGCATAGCTCCTTCAGAATATTTTATATATAATTTAAACGTGAATATAATTCCATCAAGGGCAATCTCAGTAACCCCATCACTGTAGAAGTACTGAAACCCCTCCACCCAGGTATCACCTCTAGGATTTATCATTGTTATAGTGATATCGGGAAGGACAAGTATTGAAGTCATTAGACACCACCTCTGTCTTGACCGAATCTACGTTAGCATTAATGCAGGCCGTTATTATACTGATAATCAAGTTTCTGGACTACCTCGGCCGAGAGTTGGCATATGTGGCCATGGTAGTGAGTTGATTTGTGCCTCTGTAGTGATAGTGCCGTTATCAGCGCCCATGAGCGCATCCGCGTGCGCGGCATAGACCGCGCCAGAATGCTCCTCGTGTGCTATCTTTAGAATATCGACCTCATGCTTGTTCAGAATTTCTCGGAAGCCAAATCCAGTAATTAGGGTCACATTACGATCTGGATGGGTTGCAAGAAAATTCCAAGCGAGCGTTACACGGGAATAGCAAGCGATGTCCGAACACATACGGACGAAGCGCGGGGCTTCCTTAGTCCCGACGTTGACGCGGATTCCCGCGTTTTCGTAGGTGTCGAGAAGAACGTTTGCATAATGCTTCAGCGTCTCTCTATTGGACGAGTACAGAGGGAATCGCTTTTCAAGATGCTCGACGCTTGCCGGCTCTGGCGACGATATATGCTCGTCTTCCTGAGCGACATAATCTGGGTGAACGGTTCGCCACGAAAGCCCTGTCGTCGCGTGGTGCGTGTAGCAATAAGTTGGCATAGCAAAACCTCTCCTCAGATGTTAATCTGTCCACCTTCGACGCCTACATAACTAGAACCGGCTTGCAGGGCGACAAACACTGTCTGAACCTGTTCGAGAATTACTCTACCACGCCCAGGAGCACCGCTGTTAGGGCCAGCCAATGCCATATAAGGTAACCAGTTACTATTTGGCGACAACGAACAGACCGCCGCCGAACCAGAGAAAGTGTAGAGGTAGAAGTCTACAGCGACAGACTTAACTGGGACGACGCCAGCAAGAGAGACGGTTGCTGGTAACCAAGCGTTCCAGTTTGACTCAGAGCCAATCGGACCAGATGCCACGACGGGAAACGCAATCGTGTTTCCAGACGATTGTAAGAAATGCTGCCACTGATCGTTGACCTGCCTAATATTGTAGAGATTCTTAGACGAGTCGGTACGCCGCCAGCCACAGCGCATATAAATGCTGTAGCCGCTCGGCACGGTCGGTGCGTTACCCTCGATTGTCAACCACGCGGTCTGCATCGATGTCGCCGAATTATATCCGACATAAATATCATATGTGGCTGATGCTGATATAGTTCCAGTATCAATTCCACCAGCACCAACTGACGCGGTATTGATCGTTGCTGAAAATCCAGTGACCCCCATGATTGAATCAGCAGTTATGTTAATTACGCTATTTGGCACACCAGACGAATTAACAATGAGTAGGTTGCTATATCGTGAAGCAGCACCGAGTGGAAGGGTTGGTACGGCTTTTAGTGGATTACTAGGAAGCCCATTACCAGTTATAGTAGTTCCATCCGAAACAATAGCAGGTTTCCACTGCGCTAGCGACGCGGGTGTTACCCATGGAAACAGAAAAGATGTCTGACTAACACCAAGATTGACCTCAGCATTGGTCGCAGCCCTACCGTCACCTAGAGCTATAGAGGTAGCGTTTGAAATTCCATAATCGACGCCGTTAAAAGTTATTGGTGCTATTGCACCTGGGATAGCATTTGCGATAGGCAAGCCGCCGATTGCGGCAGCAATCATCGTTGCCACACCTGCTGGCGTCGCGGCCTTTACGTGCGTGTAAGGTGGTGTGAGATAATCAGCGTCGCCGGCCAGCTCAAACATATCAACGAGCAAGGTATTAGAGTTCATTGCAGTACCAACAACCCAGCGCGTGGATGACCCGACCGGTGTAATTTTTCCGGCATTTGTTCCAGTGTTGGCAAAATAGAGCGAACCTGATGTAAGAGGTATCGGCCAAGCAGTTGTCGACGGAATAGTTAGGATTCCGAAAAAGACGACATGGGTCATCGTGCTGTCAAGCACGCCTGTAGGTCGATGAGCAAGGTATGTGTTCTGGTCTGCTATGAGCATAGGATCAGCAGCACGCCATACACGCCCTACGCTCATATCGAGGTAGACGACGTCACCTGGAACCAAACCTGGTGCAATTCCATCACTACCTATTAGCCAACCGATATTCTCTTGTGTATAGCCTACGTTGATATTGAGACCACCAGCCATTGATATGAATATATCAGTAGTATTAGTAGCGAATCCAGCAGGGTTACCATTGTTTACAGTGGTAAGATTTCCAACATTGGGTCCGGTACCTACATAATAAACAGTTCCTGGAACTAATGGTGTTGACAGTCCGCATGCTGCAGCTGATACCATCCCAGACATAGTAATCTCGTATGGGCTAGTACGTACACCTATACCTTGTGTAAGCGTGGACCCGCCGTCTGCTGGAAAGAATGTATTGGTGTTAGTATTGAGATAGCATGCATAGCCGACTAGCGCAGTTGAATCAAACATATCTAGCTGACACGCAATAACGTTTATTCCCTGATTTGGCCATACGTGATGGGGTGCAAACATCCACGCACCATTGTTACGAACCGCAATGACAGGCTCGCCTATATGCGTGTGGTTGTCAACCAAGTAGGTGTTGAAGGGGGTAGTGCTTGCATTTGGTAAATCATTTTCAGTAGCAACTTCCGGTAAACTAGCAGAAAGGCTTTCGATAATCGTCAGGTTTATTAGTCCTGCTGCGTTTGCAAGGTGCATGACGATGTTATAAAATGTAGTATTACCCACGACGGTCGGTGGGTTTGATGCATACTTGGCTGACTGGCCAGGCAGTACAGTCTTGCAGAATAACGTCCCACCCTCAAGCACGATACCGATATTACCAACTTCGAAGTTTCCGATGCTAGGATCTAACCGAATACGCCAGATGATTGTATCCTGATCGACCTGACTATAGGTCATCATCGATGTATCGTTTGAATAAATGTAACCATCGACATCGGTATCCGTCTCTAATGCTACACTACCTTCAGCAGCACTCTGGGTTCCTATACGGAACCCAGCAACATTTATCTGAGGTCCGGTAATTCCTGCCTCGATTGCCGCTGACATTCCTGCCAGGGTTATAACTCCTGATACGGAGTAGGTAATGTTAGCCATAAGGATTTCCTCTACATATACTAGGCTACTGGGCTAGAGCCAATTGGATTAGATGCCATCGTTCCACCAGAACTTACTGCAACAATGGAAACCGTACCGACAGAAGCTACGCAGGCTGCGCTACCAGCTGCGACGAAGAAAGATACGGAACTGTTCACAGATGCATTGATGTTGATACCTTGGATTACATTAGATTTAAGGTTAGCACCAACTCCAACTACCGACGCTGCAGCTACACTAATTGTAGGTAGTATGAAATCTGAAGCATTAGGCGAACCTATTGTAGCCAGCGCTGATATCTGAACTATTCCGATTACAGGTCCAGCGGATAAAATAGCAGCCACAGTAGCTGCTGTAGCGTTTGGTATTCCAAATCCCCACGTAAAGGAAAGATAAGATGCTACGGTTGCTGTCGCATTGACGATATTTAATGCGGATGTTCCAGGAACGAATAATTCAGGCTCTCCTACAGTTGCCGTAGTAACTGCAGTTAGCGGGGATAATAAAAGTTCCCACGTAGTTGTGCCAACCAACGCCGTTACAGTAGTGGGTGCAATAGTTGTATAGGAAATTAATGGTAGTAAACCAATTGCTGCATTAACAGCGATAGATAGTGGGGAAGCATAATTTATAGTCGATAGCGGCTTTGCTAATGCAGATGAAAATACGGGCGGATTTACATATATTGTGGTATTACCCCCACTTGATATGATGATAAGTTGCCCAGATATAATTGCAAATAGAGAGCCTAGTGTTGCAGTGGCAGTGGCTCCATGAGTGAGGTGTGCATTTCCCGAAATAAATTGTGAACAAAATCTTGCACTAGCATATGATAGCGCTGGAGGAGCTATTAGCTGCACATTCTTTTCATAGAGCGAGGCATCTAGTGCTGGGAATATTGGTGACTGTACTTGGTAGACCCTATCAAACGGTCCTAGCGGAACTGTGGTCCAGTATTGTATTAGGACAGGTGTGACAACGATATAGTTTAAGATAGTGGTGGAGTATGGGGCTAATACAAACTGGTTAGCACCGATCAAATCCCATGACGTACCAAGGTTAACCTGATGGTTGCCTTCCTGGTCCTGTTGGAAGCGCATATAACCACGCTTACCAACAGTGGCTATGTTGGCTTGTGGGTTTGCAAGAGTAGTGGGCCCCGCCAATAATATGGGCCCCCAATTAAATCCATCTGATCTAAGATCTATGGTAATGGGTGACGATAGTGGAACAGACCACTCCACAATCTCATCTTCCCATGGATGGCCCAAATAAGGATTAACAGCCATCGTGGCTAATCCACATGAACTGAGACGAAGGCAGATGATGATAACGCATATAATTGCACCCGCCCTTTAAATGTAGTTGACGTCCATATAGTTCCTGAGCTCCCAGATCCAGAGCCAAATCCTAATGAAATTATTGAAGGATTTACCGGCGGTGCACCAGGCAGCGCAGTACCATCATCAAGTAGGGCGATGACAAGCGCACCAGATGTGTTTTGGATCGTTATACTAGCACGAGACATATTCTTTGGAATAGTATTGAGCAGAAGGAAATTGCCGTATGGAGCGGACGAGTTGAATCCTGATCCGACGTTTGGAAGTGTCGGAGCATTTATACTAAAATCTACACCAACTGAGCTAGTGGGGAAATCATATATTGCAATAAGTACGTCAGCAGCGCTCTGCGATGACGTATCATACTGTAGCGTTACCAACGAGCCTGCTACACTAGAGGCACCTAGATTTGGTGTTACTGGATCGTAGATCATAGCACGAGATGTAGCGTTTATGATTGCTAGGAGACGGTTAATTATAAAGTTGTCGACGCTCGCAAAACTTACAGCCCCTGTTGCCGGATTGAACGAGTTTGGAATTACTATTTGTTTTGTCATTGTTGTTATCCGTAGATCAAGGCACTAACTAGTGCGTTTACAGATGGAGCCACAGTAATGGTAAGTGGGTTTACAGTCGCTGAGATATCATCATACCCAATATCGATGTAGAATGTACGGATATTTCCTAATGTATTTGGTAGTGAATTTGCAATCTTAGATCCAGCACCAGGAAAAGATGCGAGAGCGATCAGATTTGAGTTTGAATCAAACAAACCAATCGTGCCAATCGTAAATGTACCAATCGTCGCATCCATCGGAAGCGCAAAGCGCAGCACGTTTGGACCGGGAGAGTAGATCAGTAACTGCGGCGTGGTCATCCGAAATACGTTTGTGGGGAGGCTCGTCTCGTCGCCGCTACACGCAAGGACCTGATCAGTAATAATTGCCGTTGTAATATTCACAGTTGTACCAGCCGTCATTGCGGCAAGCAATACATTGCGTCCCGTCTTTGTTAATACAGCAGCCTGTGCCATCTAGTGTCCTTTATATCTGAAACAAAATTGGTCGCGTAGCTACGCTGGTGGATTAAAGAGCCACGTCATCACAGCATCTGTCGGAAGTTCGGTATTCTGATTGAATCCGTTTACGATGACGCGCTGCAACGTCCATTGACTAGTTACCGGTGCGTTATGAGGGTGTAAGATATTGCAGAAGGCGAAACCCGTGGGTATAGGCACCAAGAGGTCTTCATACCACCAATCAACATAGAGGCGTATTGTCTGAGTTGTTGAGTTTAATCTAAATCCAAAACACAGAGATGACGCTGCGTAGGCTATTACTGGTGAAATAACTGTTGTAGTAACCCCAGAACCAACTACCTGGAAGCGAACAAGGTTGTCGCTGCTAATCCAGGCGATGATACGATCACCTAGCCGGTTACGGAAGTCGAATAAAGTCTGATCTGATAATGACCACTCGGCAAACGATGGCATCGCTTGTATAAGCGCAAAACTAAATGGATAATTTAACTGAGTACCGTTACCAAGATCGAATGTGCTTTGGGCGTGAAGTATCGGAACGGTTGCTCCAGATAGAAAAGGTACGCTCGGAAATACAGAGTTTTCTACCTGTAAATTATACCACCATATAGTGTTGGTAGCGGTGCTGGTTCCGATCAGATCGTTGCCCCATGATGGGTAGATGGTAATATCACCACCAGTCATGACGGCCCAGATGGTTACAAATCCATCACCCATCATTTCAACGCCACACGCTACACCATTACTAGGATGAGCAACCCCAGAAACTAAATCGACGATTACCGAATCTACCCCCCGCTGTAGAGCAACATATTCTGACCCAGAACCAACCACGAGAGCTAGTGTCCAGGTAACCACATTTGTTCCAGTGATTACACCGGTCGTGTATATGGGTGCTTGATTAGTTGTGGTAAGAGTATACAAAAACTCTCCTGCCCACGAGGCCGCTCCAATTACTGTATTATTCGTCTTCGTCCATGATAGCGCTAGGGGATTGCTACTGTTTGGCACATAGCCGTAGCGCGCAGGATTTATCAAGGCGCCATACTGACCTGGTAACCACCCAATGTAGTCTGAACAAGGCTCAGTAACAAAAGCGACGTTGTTGTTTAGTGTGCTACCAACGATTGTCTGGTTTGATCCTACTGAAACCAACCCACCATCTGGTGCAGACACGAGCGGGCTCCAATCGACGTAGGGGCGTGCTGTAAATGCAAACTCCTCATCCACCTCACAACCAGCTACCATCATATTGACGGGCAACTCGCGCTGCGGGGCGTCGGGGAATAACAGTAACACGTCCTCACTACGCTCGTATGGAAGCGGGCACAGCAGCAGCGTCATGACCTTGTCAGACGTCTGTATCGTGTCCTCGCTAGTCTCAAAGAACTGTAGGGACATGTAGAGTGGCCCTACGCGCAGCGTAACCTCTGTGGCGATCCACTCAAGCACGAGGTTGATTGGGGCCAGCTTGTAGAACACGTCGCGCAGTTCATTAAGGTCTACCGCCGCAACGTTTTTGGCAAACTCCTCGTAGAGCAGGCCGACGTGCGACGTGGGATAGTATGGACCAGGCGGCGAATCCCATAGCGACTTATTCTTGTTTGGAATCCAGTCCTGCGGATCAAACTCCTCATAGTCTTTTGTCCATAGTGGGATCATCTCCATCGGGACGCCGAGCGCGTAGCCGATGAAGCGCACGAAGTCTTGAGGCCCATGGTTCTGCTCATAGAGCGAGATTGAGTAGAGTAGACGGTTGTAGTCGTCGTCAGTTAGATTTGTCGACCTCCAGTCGAGTCCCATCATCTTAAGTGTGATGACCTTCAAGACGGTGGAGATGTTTTCAGGTGAACGCGATAGCTCAAATGCGATTCGGTACTGCTCGAAGTAGTTGTAGAGGACTTGGCTTGTTACCGTAGCCATGTCATTCCAGGCCGGCCTGCTAGCCATGGATTCGGACAGCAGGTCGACTAGATTGAACCCCGCAGGGACGCCCTCTGGAACAACCACATCGATCCCATCGATAGGCAGCAACCCCTCCAAGTTTATGTCTGCACTAAATGGTGGATTAAAAGGGGAGCTGGTCATGATGTTATCCTCACGCCTTAATGCTGCCACCTAGTGCGGCAAATTCGGCTTCCATTTTGGACCAGTTGAGACCATAAGTTTCCTCAGCTAGTCCGCTGGCAATGGCGTCTTTTGAGATGCACGTCCACAGCTCTCCACCTACGGAGTTTGCACAATACTCCTCGACGGCTGCCCACGTGATGGTGCCAATAATGCCCCACGTGTCGATGATGATTCCGACGTCGTTGTATCCGAGCCCTACGAAGCAGTTATGAACAAATACTCCTGCTGATAAAGCGAAGTTGTGATGTCCTATTACAGTCATATCATAAACATCTTGCTTACCTGCTGGTACTACTGATAAAACTTTATGGTTTCGATATTCTTTGGCCGCTCGTGCTAATTTAATGTTATTTCGTCTAGCTTTTCGTTGCTCTTCTGTTACAGGTAGTTTTGCAGCAGCTATTGATCCTTTTTTAGCGTTTGCTACTAGAGTTGCACGATATTCTGGATCAGAGTCAATCTTGCGTCTTAACCCATCTGCAGCTTTGTATTTATTCGCTTCTATAAAAGCTGGGTCCTTACATAGTTTGGCCAACTTCTTACCATTTTTTCGCTGCATCTTTTTCAACTTGTCAGGATCCATTCCTGGGAAGCCACCACCATTTTCAATATTCCTCTTACCACGTGCGCTAGCGGTGGACCTCAGCCGGGCGGTTTGTACCGCGCGCCACTCTGGATCAGCCCATAGATTCTTCATCAATTCGCTGCTCTTTTTTCTGCCTTTGTCGCTTTTGGCGTAAGACTTGAGAACTCCAGCTGTCTGCTGATGTAAAATAGAGTGCTCCTCACGAGACATGATTACTAGATTGCTGGGATCATTGTTGTTCTTGTCAAAATCCCAGTGGTGGATGTCCATACCCTTCGGAGGATTATAGACTTTCTTGGCCACTCTAATGTAGGTCTTACCCCACTTACCGTTTGCCGGATTGTAGAACCTTTCATAACCTCTCTCATTGTACTCGCGATACAGCGGCATCAGACTAGTACCTGGTGTCATCTCAGAGGCTTTGATATAAGTCTTGTCGCGTAGCATGAACAAGTGATCTGGTGTACATTTAATCACCTCACCATTGTCTAGCGTTACCTTTACGATATCAGCACGACTGCGCGTCTTTCTTACACTATGTGCTAGACCAGGTACCACGTTGCCTTTGTCGTCACAGCTATATACCCAGAATTTGTCACCATATTTTCCTGTTGCGAGTTCTTTGAACGACACCTCATTACCATTCAGTAGCGAGACCTTCGTATCTGATGTAAAACAGTGACCGTTATTTTCGTCTGCATTGCCGGCTACGTCCCACGTAAACCCATCAGCTTCTGGGAATGGCTTGATCCACTCGTCTGGCATCTCAACACCAAAATAGACGTTGCCGAATAGAGCGATTGCCTGCTTAATCTCCACGATATTTCTAGAGTTTACAGCCATAAACCCGGCGATCTTATGCGACGCATCCGCGAGCAAGCCATTATTCTTCCAGAAGTTTAATACCTCCTGCTCATCCCCACCCTGATCGGTACTAGCGTCGCCAGGAACATAGCCAGTCGATGCAGAGTAGAATGGTATGTACTGGGCGTCGGTCCAGAGGATTGTTCCGCCCGCATTCATGATCAGTGATCCAGCTATGTGAAATGCGCCGGCGGTGGTACAATCACTCAAAACGTCGTTGCCCAGCACCTGTGCGAGCATTGTCTTGCAACACTTCGTATAGTCTACAGCGGCCGGTGGTGGTGGCAAAATTTCAGCAGGCTCAGATAGGAAGTTGTATAGGTGAAGGCGAGGCTTCTTGACCAATGGGCGAACGCGACCCATCTTGAAAGTTTGTCCTGTGGAATTTGTGATGATCTTCATGGTGTGCTCCTTAGCTACGTGGATTTGATGGGGAGATTATAGGTTGACCAACTATTACATCCAGCGACGCGGCGCTACTCTTCCTCGTAGTGTAGGCGGCGGTAATTGGGCATGAATCTAGCACGAAGTATTGCGTGGGCGCGAGGGTGATTGCATCAGCGGGGCAGCTAACCGTATCGAGCAGCGGTCCCGTTTCATTTGGCGCTGCCTGGTAGGTGCATGCCTCCATCACAGCGACGATTATATCCGAGTATGCATAGCTACCGCCTAGCGACCCAGCCTGTACCGCGAAGAATGCCGTTACCGCTGCCTGCGTCAGACTGGTTACCGAGTTTAGGTCGGCAATGGACAGCGCAGCAATGGAGACCGGCAGGGTTATGTGCACCGGCGTCGGATCGAGCCTGACGAGCCAGAACCCAGCGCACGTGCGTTCCGACTCCATGAAGTTTTTGAAGTTTAGCCACTGCAAGGGAGACCACGGCGTAGTCGTTATCAGCGTAACGGTGAGCACGTTCATCCACCGCAGATCGCTCGGGTTAATCTCTGCCTGTCCCTGAAACAGAGCGTCGACCACGCCGGGATACTGAAGGGCCTCGGCACGACAGTCATCGCGCGTCACCGCACGCTGGTTGTTGGCTGCACCTCCTGGACCGATGGCCTTATAAAATGATGGCGGCGGAGCATCTTGGTTTGCCGTGGGAAATGATGAACTCGTTACCGTCGCCACGACGGCATAGCCAGCTGCAGTGGCGGTGGAACCGACTGGGGGTGGCGTAGACGTCTTCTGCGCTGTATCAAGAACCGTATAACCAAACGTGAGCGTCCCTGCGGCTGGGAGCCCAGCATAGTTGCCGTCACCAAACTTACACTCCACTCGTCCGTCTGGAATTGTACTGGCAAAGAAGGTAGTGGATCCAGACGGCTCGCGCCAGAGCCCTGTAGTTATTGGGGTCCACGTTACTCCGCTGGAGTCGACCATCCACAAATCGTCGTTGCTTATGTTCCACAATCCAGATGATCCGAGGATGAACGACTGGAATGCGGAGCCATCGCTAGTATGCGTCTCGGTGGTAACAAGCCCACGATTTAGCGTTGTGGATACCGCCGCGCCTGATGCCGATAGGGTAAACGCCACACGGTTTACAAATGGCTGACCGTTGATGTTCCACTGAGTGTAGGCGGGAATGGCGAGCGAATTTAGCGACGAGTCGGTTCGCGTTACCGATAGCTGAATCTGACCAGCCCGCGCGCGAATTGGGTTGATTCCCTGTAACCGTGCTGCACGAAGGATTGCACTGGGCGACCTCGCCGTGTCTGGGTAGTTTTCCTGCAGTGAACGTGCCAGCGCACCCTGGTTCATGGAACCTACGCTGGCAATCCATCGTATGATTGCTGACCCGGTTCCTGCGGGAGCGAGGTTCGTCCAGCTACCAGACGGTGCAGCGATTAGATCAGACTCTAATGCGGCTTGAATGCCGTAGTAGTCGGTTACGATTGGACTCAAGACTAGTGGTGGAGGTGTGCTTGCCATGTGAGATACCTCTTATGAAAAATTGATCTCCACGGGAATCACGCGCCCGTTGATTATCACGCCAACAGAGATGCCTATTATGCGGTTAGCTGATGACACGAACACGTGGGAGTTTGGAAGAGACATCTGGAACTGTGGTATGTTGGCCTTAAACGCGTTGAACACGTCTAGGAGACATAGCTGCTCGACGGCCTCAGTGAATAGCGAAAATACATACTTCTGCAGGTTCGATCCATAGGTGGGGTTTCCAGGCTCATCCCCAATAAACGTTGTCAAAACATTATAGACGTCACCGATGATAACCGCCTCAGCCTCTGATATGATTATGTCCGACGATCCAAACGAGTAGCTGTAGTTGATGTCGGTAAGTCGATTTAGTGACGGGATTAGAGGTAGTGCGCCGAGGTCAGCTGCCATGATAATCTCCTACGTTTTGTTATCCTGAAGATCCACCACTAGAGCCGCCACTTGCCCCACTACCGGAACCGCTGGATCCATCCTCAGTCTCTGGTGGATCTTTCGCCTGAGATAGCGTTGGACGAGTCCCCTGCTCAGGTGCCTTCTGCGACTTGAAATCGGCTGATGCCTTGCTAGGCTGTCCACCACCACCGAGCACTATCGCAACGCTGGATGTAATATTTGGCGCGGCAATCTTGACGGCTGATCCGCCGATAAGGTTCAGCGTTCCCTTCGCTGATACCGTCACATCTGAACCGCCGACGACACTTAGCTTGTCCTTGCTCTGCACCGTCATTGCACCACCCGACGCGACGTTGGCCTTACCTTTGGCAACTACTGATAGATCACCACCAACACTTGCAGTGAAGTTGCCGTCGACGTAGAGCGTATGGTCACCAAACACAACCATGGTGAAGCCCTTTGGCCACTTAGACTTTGCGTCCTGACTACCCTGCGTCTTGGTTCCACCGTTAACGAGGAAGTAGACGTTGCCTTCGCCGTCAATCTGGTATGTGCCGCGCCCGCAGTGAGTGCGCTCTATACAGTCAGTCTTGTTGTCGACGCCCCAGAAGTTTCCAGATGGATCGACCTTACCCCACGCCTGCGGATACGACTTCTCATATGCTCCACCGCTACTGCCAGTTTTGCATGAGCTACCAAAGGCCCAACCAGGAAGCTGCTGGTTGCTACCAGACCCCGAACTTGAGCTGGAACTAGAGGAATCGCTACTGGAAGATCCTGATGTAGAGGAGCTACCTGAGCCTGATCCACCACCAGAACTCGTCATATCTCCGCTGCTCGTATTCTTACTGTCCCACTTGGTAAAGTCGGGCATCTTGGTATTTTGGTTTTGCACACCACCAATATAGCGTCCGTGGTATCGTGAGTCATCCTCGAAGTGAACCCATACCTTGGTGCCTACTGGAGGGATAGCGCCGTGGAAGCCGACATTGTTGGTGCCGCCGTACTGCGGTAAGTTTCCCGGTTCATACCAGGGGAGGTCATTATCGCTCTCTATATCATCATCCAGGTCAGGGATGCGAACCTTGATGCGCTGCTGCTCCTGATTGACCTTTTCCTGATCCTGCGAGTCGTCATTGTTGACTACGAATCCCTGTAGACGCGTGCCGGCGAGGTTACGACCGGAGAGTAGACGTGTTGGGTTTGCGAAGCTCATTCTATGCTCCCGTAAACTGAGCGTTTATGCCCTGGCTGATTAGCACAAACTTCTCCCGATAGCTGCCCTTAGACATGTGCCTCGATATTGAGCTGACCTTATACATACCGCTATAGGCGGTGTTAATCGTTCCATCGCTCTGCGCAAGAGTTACCTTCACGTCATCCAACAACTTGTAAGTCGTTTGCTGACCCGTCATAGCATGTACCGTGGTCGTAAACGCCGCCTGCGCCTTGAGGTTGTTGTGAGCGGCCTGCGCGTAGTTTGCGTGCGTATTACCCACGTTTGGCGGATGATAGAGCGAGCGGACTAGACCTACGGCCGAAGATGCAGCTGAGCTAATTCCGATATTGGATGTCTGGGATGTAATGTTCATTCCGAGAAATCTGTTGAGCGTCCCGTCTAGCTGTTCCTGCATTACCTTGTAGCCGTAGTTGACCCACGTGTTGAAGAACATCGCATCGGAGTGAGCACGATAGTCGTAGATTAGTATGTCACCTGTCGCAGCGAATGGTAGCGAGGCCATCGGTGTTCCACTACTTCCCTGCTTTAGAATATCCTTCATGCGCAGCTGCCACTGGCCATTTTGACTAGTGACAGCTAGCATTGGAGAGGCCCCTGAACCCATCCATGAGTGGTCTTGAAGGTCGCGCGCGAACTGATGCAGCGTCTTGCTGTTTGGCAACCACGTCATCTTATCCTGGGTTGCGTCGATGTCAGTAAGATTGATTCCACCGGCCTGGGCTAGCTGAGGCAGCACGTCGGATACGTTGCCGATAAAACGCTTGGTGTTAATCTTGGAGATCCACGGAAGCACGTCTGCCACGCCCGATATGGTAGCTGTCTCTCCAGCGACGTTTGCGGCGGAGTCTGCAAGCGACCACTGTAGGAAGTTGTAGGTCACGGGGGCGTTATGACCATCGCCCATGATCACCTGTATCTTCGAGCCGTCGGTAAACGCCCCAGCGGCGACCGCCTTGCGTCGCGCGTCTAAAAACGTCATTGATACGGTTGGCGCGGCGGACGTGGTATTGTCGATGATCGTGCACGACTTTAGACCGTCTGATCCCAGCAACATATCCATGCCATTGATGAGCAGTCCAAATTCCCCCGTGTCGACGTTGCGAAAAGTCATTTGTAGCGCCTCATATCGTGATCACGGTACCGATCTGAACACCGGCGGGCGGAACCAGCGTCTTCAGATAGGCATCGATTGCGGTCTTCTGCGGTAGGCGCAAAAACATCCCTGGACGTAGCTGCATCGGCGACGATAGCCCGTTGTAGGCAAGCAGGATCAGCCACATGTTCTGCACCCCATAGTGGGTGTAGCAAAACGTCGTAATCTTTCCGCCGCGCCACACCACAGGAGTCCATGAGGTGAGGCTCTGCAGCAGGTCGAGGAAGCGCTGGTCCAACGCGTCTACTAGCCAGTTGGTGGTTCCGGGGCGAATCAGTTCATCCATTGGGGTTGTCGCATCTACAGTCGCGACTATCGACGATAGCTCGTAGGTGGGATCATAGCCCGGTGGAAGGGGAGTCTTATATGCCATCGTGAGCCTCCCTTACGTTGCGCCAGCTGACGGCTGAACACCAGCCGCTAGCTTGAAGTAGGATAGAATTTCTGTTTGGTCAGGGATCGTATAGCTCATCAGTCCGACGTTTACGTTTGCCGCAACAGGATAACCACTCGTCTCAAACCTATTCTCAAACTCCCAGTCAAGCGTCGTCGGCACTAGACCGGTGATTATCATTAGCTTTCCTACCGCTATGGTAATCATACCGCGAGCACTGTTTCCAGAGTTCCAGTATTCTAGCGGAGTAGGTCCTGGAGGCATCATGAATAGCGATCCGATAATGCTGGTGCCGATACTGTCACCAGTTCCCCGCATCGGTGAGTACATCTGTATCAAATTCTCTACTGGTGCTAGGACGTCGTTGGCCGGATTGTCCCATGCATCGAATCGCAGGCTCAAGTTTATGTCCAGCCCATTTGATCCACGCCACACGTGCGACGTGAGGAAGTTTGGTAGGAAGTTGTTACCTGAGAATATCTGGCCTAAGTTGGCGGCGTTTGCGAGTGCGGAACCAACGACTCCACTATCACCTGATATTCCAATGGCCTCTAGGATGTTGACCCAGCGGTTGTCAATCTTCAGCGTCAGCTTCGCCTGCGCGTTTGCCTGAACTGTGAGCCCAGATCCATTCTGCTGGATAGTGATTAAATATGAAGCATTCTGTCCTAATGCGGCCATGTGATGAGTATCCTGTTATCATCTCTCAAACTGAGAGCCCATGCAGATAAGGCCAGCGGTGTTGCCGTTATTACGGTTGTTGCTATTCACGAAGAAATCTGATGATCCCTGACCACTACCACCGTCATTGCTTGGGAACGCGGACCCACCACCATCATTCCCATTACCCTGGCTCGGAGAGCCACTAGGGGTAGTTGCAGGCAGCGGCCGGTCGGCAGCCACGACCGGAGGTTCTGATACGGCCTGCGCGCTAGCACCATCGCTCTGCTGTATCGGCTGGGGCGACGTAAGTGGTTGGGCGGCAGGTGATGTGGTAGCTGTTGGGATTGCTGGGAAGTTGCGCTCATCAGCACGCATGTCAATACTGCCGTGACTAGGCTGGGTCCCCATTTGCTTGTGCATAAAAGGATAGTTCTCGGTGGAAACCGATCCTGGAGTTGCTCCTTTCGCATTTGGACTAGAGTAGACACCGGCAGTGGTTGGTGCGGGCTGTTGTCCTATTGGGGTAGTGAAGATGTTGGTATTGGAGTATCCTGGACGCTGAGCACTACCAGAAGATCCCTGTATGTTTCGAACATAACCACCGACCGTGCTTGTCGCCGCCGCGTCGTTTGCACGAACGGCCTTGGGATTGTCGGCTGGTGGCTTCGGCGAGCGCGAAGAAAACTCAACGCTCTTACCGCTACCAATTGCTGGATCGGGCTTTGCACCATACGACGTGATAGGTGGGGATATAAACGGCATTGCTGAATTTGATGCAACTGCCGACCCTGATGGGGCAGCTGGTGTAGGAGCCGAAGGTGTGGGTGGTATAGTAACAGGTGTGATGGTTGTAGTTGGGCTCGCCCTACTCGCCGTCGCCTGCTCAGCCTTCATCTCTTTGAAGCCCTTGCGAGCCTCTGGCATGTATTCGGGATTGTCCTTGAGACCTTCCCAGCGACCGAGCTTCGGTCCAGTAGTTGCAGCTTTGGCTCCTAGAGCATCCTGCGTAGCCTTATCCATCTTCGTCTTGTCTGGATCCATACCAAGTTTTTGTGCCATCTCTGCAGTAGTCGTACCAGTCATCTGATAACGACCAGTAGCTGAAGACGTTTTGTTCCACGAAACGTGCCCACCCTGCTTGTTGGAAGCCATTGCTTGGGCCTTACGGCGCTCTACACCGTCAGCGATAGCCTCATTAATCGTCATCTGCGTTATTGGTGTATCCGACTTTCCATACTTTCCATTGCCAAATACAGAGTCGTACTCGTGGCCACCACCTCCAGCAGCGGTTCCCTCCGACTTGGATATAGCATCTAACATGCGAGCGCTACCGTGCGGAGTCTCAGAGCCAGAGGCACCATGGGGAACGACAGTTCCTGATTTCGGTGGAACGAATACCGCTGGACCACTAGAGTTTATGCCCTGTGCTGAACTACTGCCAGCTGGCTTAAACTTTTCGCCGCCACGCTCGTTTACGACGTAGGGTTGGCCCTTGTTAACAGGACCTCCACCAGCACGCGCCGGCATCGAGCCAGGTGTGGTTCCAACCACACCTGTGGCTGGGGTTGTGGGTACTGGTTTTGCCGCTGGTGTAGAAGACGGTTCAGCAGAACCAGTGGTTGCAGTTGGTGTGGCGACGGAATCATACCCGATACCAAACAGCGTCCACAACCAGTCCTTAATTGCACGCTTAGCACTCTCCCAGAAGGAGCATACGGCATCCCTGACGCCATCAATTATGCTGGCCTTAATCTTGGAGTCGTCTGGCTTGATGTCCATGTCGGAGGACGACGGCTTAGAGTCCGACTCAAACTTCGCGGCTTGGGTAATCTCCCACTTGCCCTCTGCTTCAGCAATACCAGCGATTAGTCCGTATCCAGATTTTATGAGGCTCCACCCAGTCTTGGCAGCACCCTTGACAAAGCTTGTTACGGAATCGACGGTTACGTGAGATAATGCATCAGCTACGAGGTCATACCCATACTTGACCAGCTTCCAGGTTACTGATGCGATGCCCTCAAGCAGCTCGGTTCCCTTATTCGCTGCCCAGTCAACAATCTCCTTGGTCCTCTCACCGCCGTCGCCCTCACCATGCTCTGGTCGCTGACCAGGAATCGCGCCGTTCTTGTGCTGGTTATTATGCTGGATTGCAGCTACAGCTAGTCCAATACCAGCGCCAATGAGCGCACCAACAATGTCGCCCTTGCCGTGTAGCTTAGATCCGACCTTAGCGCGCTTTACAGCTGCGGTCTTGACCTTCTTCTGCTTGGCGACTTTTGCAGTCTTTGCCGGCGCGGCGGCGCTGCCCTTTGCTATCGCGGCAAACGCCTTATCGAGCCTGTCAAATAGCCGACTCGACTGCAAGCGCGTGTTCGACAGGCTCGTGGTATTGTCAACAGGGATTAGTAGCGCCTCCTTTGCAGAGGGCGCGGCATTGCCACCGCTGAGGATGTCTCGGAGAAGGCGTGTAAGCGATGCCTGCATCAGTTCCTCCTCACGATAGGATTGTTAGGGCGAGCGACGTTGCACCAGCCTGTAGGCACGACGCGATGTCTGCTATACTAATGTCACCAACACCAACACCGCGTGAGGAATCAGCACTACTCGCCTTACCCTCCGACTCATTGTTTGGTGCAGGCGGTGATTGATTTGATTCCGCGAGCGACGACGGCTCGGTATCTCCCCCACCACCGCCCGACGCCGATGCTGAAGCTGTAGGAGTTGTTGTTGTAGTCGGAGTGGGCGTAGGTGCAGACGATGCGCTGGATGTAGGTGTAGCTGCCGCGCTCGGAGTGTTTGAGTTCCCCGCCGTAGCATCTGATGGTGTAGTTGCCGACGGTGCAGAGGTCGTGCTAGAGGCCGTAGCTGTTGCGGCCGCAGGCGCAGGTGTAGCTGTAGCAGGCTCTGCACTAGCAGCTGGTGTAGTTGTGTTAGATACGTTTGCTTGCGTAGGCGTATCTGAAGAGGCAACGTCCTTAGTTGCGGGCGTAGCTGAATTTCCCCCAGCTGCCATGTTTGCTGGTGTGCCGCCCCACGTGGGATCAGCAGGGTCCGCCGCGCTCGCCTTGTTCACCGACTTAGTTGTTGCATTTGGTGCGGCCGGCTGCGCTGGTGTAGCCTGGCCCTGCTGTCCGTTGGTTGGTGTAGAACCATCCGACTTCCCAGATTTTGCTGGTGCAGCTGGATTCTGAGATGGGTCTGCATTCTTATTTCCAGAGGAGAATGCTGGGTCGAGACTGGCATTTCCGGTATCGTTTAAGCGGTGCAGGGTGTAGTTGTCGTAACCCGGTAGAATTTTGGACTGCTTTCCATCGGATACCCAAGTTCCATTTCCGATGTAAGTCTGGATATGACCCTTTCCACTAGCATGCCCACCAGATGCAGAGACGACGTCACCAACCTTCCACTGTGACTGGTCGTGCATGTAATCCTTACCGATTGGCTGTGCATCTGCATACTTACCGCTCTTTTGCAACACACCATTGTTTGCATAGGCGTCGGCGTCACCACTGTGAGAAAACTTGGTTCCACCTGTCATGGCGGAGGCCGCACTCAGTGCTCCCTGAACGCAACCGCCGCGCATGCTCTTAGTTCCCTCCGCACCGTAGCTTGGACGCTTGGTTCCCTCAGCCCAGTCACGCTTTGCGATGTCCTTAGCGTTTGCGAGCATGGCCTCCTGGGCCTTGGGATCAATCTTTCCCTGCGGCGTCGACGCCGCTGGTTGCGCCGGCGCACCAGTCTTAGGGTCCCACGATGAGGATGCACCAGCACCACCGGCTGATCCTCCACCAGGCTTTACACCAACCCCATGTGGTGAGGATGAAACAGCCTTTGATCCATCAGGATTGTCTGCTAGCTTGCTGTAATAGTCGCCATACTTTCCTGCTAGTGCGCCGCGCTCGCGACTATTTTGACCACCTGGCATGCGGTCTCGCGCACGCTCCCAGTGCTGAAGCCACCAGTCTGATTTCTGTTGCGACGTTCCCTTACCGTTTTTAAACTCCTCCATCTCCTTGGGAGATACCTTCGATAGGCTAGATGGCTCGTGGTTTAGGGCATAGTCGACCTGGACCTTGTGGTCATATGGATTCAGCTTGTTCTGTGCAGCGTAGTTTTTAAACGCATCCTGGCGGTCACCGTTTAACTGGAACAGGCCAAAACTACGCTCACCATGATTATTCTCAGCACTACTCTTGAACCCTTGGCTCTCGACATTAGCGTTGCCGGCAAGAGCGGCAGCAGCCGCGTGGTTGGCCCCAGACGACCGAGCAGCGTTCATTACCATTGCGGCGCGCTGGTAGTTTTCTGCAGAATAATTGGATGTGCCTCTTGCCCAGTTAATCTTGGTAGGGTCTCCTGGAACCTGCTTTCCCCCACCCTGGTCTGGGGCGGCGGTCGACCCTGCTGGTGTAAGTGTTCCTTCCTGACGTGGGAGGTCAAGTGCACCACCTTGCTGCATGAATGCTGGCGATTGCGGCGTACCACTATAACCACCCTTTGGTGTCGGTGTCTGCGTCGCGTTGTTTTGCTGCGCACCAAACATGTCGGTGGCAGTAGTGTTCGTTCCAGCCGGACCAAAGCCAAACTGCGCTGGACCTGTTCCAATCGCCGGTTGACCAGGAGTGGGTTTTGTAGGATCGGCTTGTGGGCCTGGGCCTACATACGCATTGGGTAGCGGAACGGTCGTCAGATCAGGTGGAAGGTTTGGCGACTTTCCCGATGGCGTGTTGGTGTATCCACCAACGCTTGGATGATGACGCTGCCCATTAAACCCCTGGGTATTCATCTTTGGTGCCGATGCACCTTCGTTACCACCAGCACCACTCTTGGCGGGCGTCTTCGAGGTAGACTCCTCACCACCAGTCCCGCCGGCCCACGTTGGCAGCTTAGACAGCACCCACTTCTTCAGCTCGCCTAACCACTCAAGTGCCAGTGACGATAGGTTATGAACGCTGATCGCTGCACGTAAATTTGTAGATACGGTATCCAGCCACGCGTTTAGGTTTGTCCCTTGCCTCGACATCCATTCGCCAATGATGGTCTTGTATTTGCTGACCGACGTCTTGATTCCTTCCCACGTCTCCTGGATCATATGACCAGCGATGGATAGTGCCTTGCCGCTGGTCACGCTCTCCCACGCCGACTTAGCACCGTCTATTACAGACTTCCCAGTATCCGCGATAAAGGATCGTGTCGACTCCCACGAACTGCTAATCTTATCTGTGGCACGGTCCCACACGCGCGTCCAGCCGCTAACAATCTTAGCACCGACGCGGCCCCAGCTAGTCTTACCGTGCTCCCATATGTCTTGCGTGGTATTTAGTAGCCAGGCCGTTCCCGCACCAGCCGCAGCACCAACTACGGCACCTGGAATACCAGCAACCATAAAACCAAACCCACCACCCATCTCTGCGGCGGACAACAGGCTTGTGCGACCAGTCTTACGGTGGCTGCTGTAGACTCCGTAGGCACCGTGCGCGGTAGCTAGTGGGGCGGCTATCATGCCAAGGAGCCTACCAGCCTTGCTCAGCAACGGCTTGGCATACTTAGCAAAGAGCGCACCCTCAGCGAAGTCTAGGATGCTGCTTCCTCCTCCACCTCCACCACCACCACCGGTTGATGCGGTTGCACCATTATCACTAGTTGGGCTACTAGCGTTTGCCGCAGCGACAGCCTTGGCACGCTCGGAAGGTGCAGCTGGATCCCTGGCTGTTATGGCGGCAGCGGTAGCGGCAGCCTTCTGCCCAGCAAGCACCTTCTCGACCGACTTGGTAAGCCGCGTCAGTCGCTGAATAACAGTTCCCACAATCAGCGTTGCACCTACGCTCTTGTTGCTTAGAACAAGAGTCGCCTCAGTGACCGGGTGCCCCTTGGCCCCCCGGTCTTTCTGCATAAAGGATGCTGCTTGTGATACTGATATCATGCCGTTAGCGCCTCTTGGGCTTGTTCTTGTTTGTCAATGCAACGAGCCTCGCCTGTGATAGGTCCGTCTCTAGGATGTTGCTCCAATGCATGAACCACGAGAACGGTATGCCGGTCACTGGTAGCTTCGTGTGCATCGCCACATTGTACATGCGGTTCAGCACATCCTCAAGGCTAGATATAGGGAAACATGCTAAAGAGGTTGAAGGCCAGTGGCACCTCCTCGGCCTTAGCTTTTGGAGTTTGTCCTGCATCAATCAAGTCTTGGATGCGCTTGGCCTCTGCCAGCGATGCCTCAGAGTCTGAGTTGCGCAGAAATTCCAACGCAGCTACCGGCTCAAACTGGGTATCGATAATGGAGGCAATCTCCTGAAGGCCGAAGTTTTGATACGTCTCAGCAAACTTGTCGATGTCCTCGAAGATTTGAAACTTGGTACCCCTTCCGATTTCCTGCAGGCGGTTTATACGTGCAGTTACGGTTGGGATGCGATCACCCTTCGACTTCAGCGCTTCAATCTCAGCAGACAGCGGAGCCGGGTCGATGAACTGCGCCCGGTCAAATAGGTACATCGTGTCCTCTTCGATGGCGTTAATCTCGACGGTTTCTAGGTCACGTGCTGTGGGAACCGCAAACCCCTTGCTGATATCAGCCAGGTAGTCGGCACGGTTCTTGTCGAGTCGCGTCTCCTTGATGTTCGTGCTGTTGACGTTTACGTCGATTCTGTTTCCATACCAGGAGAGCCATTGCACCTTGACGCTCGTATTTGCGTAGCTGTTGCGGCGGTGCCACAGGCACAGGGCACGGAAGTCGCCAATGGATAGCTCACGCGAGTCACGGTTGCAGGTGCTGGCGATGACGTCGAGAATCAGTGAGATGTTCTTGTGCCGCACGGCGCGAGCCAGCTTCGCCTGATCCATCGGTTCAAAACGACGGACGCTGATGCTAGACCAGTCGTAGAAGATGAAGCTCGATGGCAGGTCTACCTGTTCCCACGACGAGTCTAGCACTACGCCCGATGCATCAAGTGGCGTAGACTCCTCAGTCGGGTTTGGGTTCTTATCTGGAACCAGCTCGACGTATGCCTGCTGTGGCGGCTGAGCGGCCTTGACAGCTAAGTGCTTACGAAACTCGGCGTTTGCCTTGTCGCGCTCTGCCTGGATCTCCGCTGCCAACTTGGCATTTGCCGGGCGACCTGGCCTGGGCGTAAATTTTGACGACATGTTGTATTCCTCTTACAGGTTTAAATTATCCAGTAACGGTGGTGAAGGTTGGTGTTGCCGTATTACCTAGAGTTAGTACGCCGATTGAATCTACTGCAAACGACACTGTTGGCATGATATGCTGGGTAGCAGTACCATCGAAGTCGTAACCATCAATTTTCGCAGGCATGCAGTCGGTCCAGGTAAACGTGCAATCTACCGCTCCTGTATAGTCGATTGCCTGCAGCGATATCTGCTGCTTATAACCATTGGTTCCACCGGGGAGACCAAATACCCCATTATCAGAGACGACGATGTCAATCCACGAACGGAACGCAGACGCGACATCGTAGCTGATATCCTCCGCAAACGTCAGTGATATGTTATCGACCGACCAGCCGGTGGGAAAGTGGCGTACACCTGCCTGAAATACGATTGGCTCGACGTCTAGATTCTTCTGAGATGCGGTTATGCGCTGCACCATAAACGATAGCTGTTGCGCCGTTACCTTACTACCAGGTATGGTAGGAAACTGCACGATAAAGCGCCACGACGGTGCTGGTGTTACACTCGTATTGATGTTTGTGTAAGATATTCCAGCCATCATATGACCTCATAGACGCGCAAAACCGAGCAAGCTGCGCAATGGCAGACTAGCTCGGTCCATACGTGTGTGGTGGTGATTCTGCTCATGACGGTGCGTCCCTTCTATGGCTGATGCCGATAGTTTTTCCGACGCAACGTAACTTACAGGTTCACAAGAGGGTTACTGCGTCGAGGTAGTGGATGCATTACTGAATATAGCTGCAAATATGTTTGTAATGGATCATATCACTGTGACGCCGTTTAGGCGCATGCGGTCAAACGTAAACGTTACCTGAACGATGAAGGGGTTGGCAGAGGAGCCGTCCAGCTGCGTCTGTGGCTTCTGGCTGGGCCACAGGTTATCAAACTGGTAGGCGAGGGCAGTCGCGCCTGTGTTGTCGAGCACGTTTAGCGTTCCGACCGTGACGTAACCAGCCTTGGCGGTCGCGCTGTCCTCAGACTCGGCACCGACGATGTTTTCCATCCACGTGGCGATGGTGCTGCTGACGATCATGTCTGACGTCTCTACAAACGAAACTCCAAGAGCCTTGTCGTAGACGCGCCGGCCGCGATAGCTAAATTCCATACCGTGGATCTGAAGCAGCATCGGCTCAATGCTCTCTTCAGGAACTACTACCTGTTGGCAGCGCAACATGAGGTCAGCGTTGGTTCCAGTGCCGCCGATAGGGACGATCAGCAGTTGGAATCGATCTGTCGGGATGATGTCGGGCAGTGCGTTGAATGCCGAATATGCGATGCCGGCCATGGTTGTTCTCCTGGTATGGTAGTGGGCTTGGTAGCAAGCCGGATGGCATGATCAAAATTGGTACTATGGATTGCTCTCGGATTCCGGTGGGTGAACGATGCACCGCTTGTCGGCCTTCAACATCCATAGGAGTTGTGTGGGTGTAGTGATCTGATCGGCGTCTAGCATGCGGCACCACTTGACCTTGGGATTGACCAGGGAGCTGATTACCACCATGGAGCATATAAACTCCTTGGCGCAGTGGAGCGGCAACCCAAATAGTATGCCGATGGCAGCCTCGTCGTCAAATTTGGAACCTACGATACTGAATAGGTAGTTGACCCAGTTGGCGTATTGATCAGCCGTCATGGGCAGGTCAATGAATTGCTGATCGGTGGTTCCGCTGTTGTACCACTCGTTGTTTGGGTAGTGTTGCACGCCAATGTTTATGATTGACGCAACTATCGTTCCGTCGGAAAGGACTGCCTCGGCGTGGGCGAACTGCGCACCCTGCTCCAGGACGATAAACTCTGAAAGCAGATTCTTACGACCTAGTGTAAAGCGAATCCGCGCCGTGTTCTTGGGTGGGATCTTTGCAAAAAGTGTCATTGCACAATCCTCAGGTAGGAGGGGCGGCTTTCTAGCCACCCCTTGTGGTCGTACTAGTACATACCATTCGCGGCAGCCATTTCGATGGTGAAGGTGGCGGACTGACGCGTAACAACCACGTCTAGCTGGATGTACAAGATGCTGAGGGTCGGCTTGATCCACAACGCTACCTTACACACACGCTGGTCGATCACTTGAGGCGTGTTGTTCGTCGCGTCGCACTGGACGTAGAAGTCGGTTATCCCCATCGCGTCTTCAATTGGCTGCAGGATCGCATTCTCGACGGTCTGGATCGTGTGCCAGGTGAATGGATTGTTGGGCTCAAACACCGAGTAGGCGCAGACGTTTACGGACTCCGTAACTACGATGATGATGAGCCGAACCACCGGCACCGACTGAAGCGCACTCATCTCCTGCTGAAGCGTATACTCGCCCCAGATGGTGAAGGCTGCACCAAACTTACGGATACAGTTTACCTGCGCCGCCGACATCAGGTCGCGATCACCCTCGACGTATGTCACGCGAAGGGCTAGTGCTGTATTGATGAGACCGCGCGTGAGACCGGCTGGGGCCCACCAAGCGGCGGCGACCTTATCCGTGTAGGCGTATTGACATGCAACCAGTCCACTTGGTGGAACATAGCGGCGCGCGCCCATTTGGGAATCGTAGATCAGGATATCTGGAGAGTAGATTGCGCCCCAGAAGCTTGATATGTTCATCACGTTTTGGCGGTAGTTTACAGCCGCTGCTGGAGTCTGCTGATCGGACGGCATGTCCAGAACAGAGATGCAATCCATGCGTGCAGCCGCGAGGTTTAGCATACACTGATGCACTTCTGGAGTGGCATAGCCGCCGTTGATCAGGATACGAACTGTGACTTGGTCGGTATTTGCAAAGTCGGCCCAGCCATTTACGACCTGTGCCGTCGATGGTAGGGAGCCGTCCGATCCACCACCAAGGTAGCATGCGGTGTTTAGCGCGCATACTGGCTGCGTCGCGGCGTTTACCGTTCCAGAGAATAGTGGATTCACATTCACCTTCACGCGCGGCGAGGCGTTTGCACTGGTATTGATTACATACTCAAACCCAGTAGGATTGCCGAGACCGTCGATGCCGTTGGCAAAGGTGCAGGAATAGAGTTCTGTCGGCTGAGCAAACGTGAAGCTCTCATAGACCACGAAGTTGAAGCCGTTGGTGCTCGGCGTGTTGTTTAGTGTTACCGTATAGGTGATGGTAGCTTGTGTCACTCCGAGCGTAACAGCTAGAGCGGAGATGGAGAGTATTGTAGCGGAGTCTGGGGCAATGAGCGTGACGATGCGGTTACCAGACGTTCCGTTGTTGGCATTTGTTACGGCGGCAGTAGCACCAGGGAACGCTGTGGTGTAGGCTGCGCAGAGGGCAGTCAGCGTATCATTGTTGGTAGCGTTTGTAGTTCCGTCAAACGTCGCGGAGAATGTGGTGCCATTGATCGTAGCGGTGACCACGTTGTTTATTAGCAGAGCACCAGAGAAGCTTAGCTGCACGCGCTGCGGAGTTCCAACGTCGACGTTTGTGATTCCACATGCGATACCAGCTTGGCCGTAGGAATTTCCCTTGGCCGACCATGATCCTGGATTCTCCGCAACGACAAACGCGAGCCAGTCGGCTTCGTAAATGTTCGAGGTTGGAGCACCCGCGCCGGTAATGACAGCTGAGATTGTCATTACAATGGCCTCAGGAGAGATTACGCGGATGATGGGATAATTTGTTCCGAGCGGAACTACATAAGCGAGCCCGCCACCGGCGAGACCGTCGAGCACGGTCTGGATCGACTGGGCTACTGCATTGATGGTCGTGTTGTGATCTGTGGCGAAGTTTACCACCGTACCAGATACGCTGTTGATCGTGATGGTGCAGACGCTACCGGAGACGAATAGGCCGGTAAACTCGATGTCCTGGACGTCGCGATTGACCTGCGTGTAGTCGTATTGCGACCCCGCTGGCATCGTAGTGAAGTTTGTGCCGGCTGCATTACCACCAATAGTGTTGTTGCTTAGCAGACCGAGACCGTAGGTAACATCGGCAGATACCACGCGGTCCATCCAAAGGCTAGTGCTCTCCAACAGGAAGGCGTAGGCCGAGTCTAACATGTAGCCGATCTGTGGGTTTGGCAGACCATACGTCTGAACGCCCTGATTGTAGCTCGATACGAAGTTTGGACCGATTGGCCCACGCATTGCTGCACCAACGATGGCTCCGATGCTATCATTGACGTAGGATGGCTGTAGGCTGTCGTCGATGATGCGTGGATAGCAAATGTTCAACGGGGTTCACTACGCCCCACCCGCTCTTTCGAGCTGCTGCATGTTGCCATGCAGATCAGACTATATCACGGTCCTGTAAGGACCCTCTTCGTTTCGAGCACCAATCGTTTGTGCTCTACTCCCTTGCGGGATAGTCGTTAGAGGTTTTCCGCTTTCCAGACTAGCTGGTAGGCTTCTTTCCTACGGGATTGGGTCAGTGACCGTTCCCCGTTTAGAAGAGTTTGCTGAGGTAGTTACCTACTTCAGGCGCCGATCCTTAACGCCGGGTGACACTCTGAAAGTCATGAGGTTGCTCCTTGCTTGGTTAAGCCCATCGCGGAGTATTTCATCCTGACGGATTCGAGAGATGTGGTGTCTATTGGAATGAGAACTGTTCCATGCCTCTTACTAAATTGGCGGATAGCTACCTCCAACTTAGCTGGCGACATCTCACTACCACCACCTTTATAGTTGTTATCGGCAGAAGAAAGGACCTGAAGGTTTGCTGGGTGGCATAGCATGCTCCACGGAGTCTGCTTTCCATCATGTGAGTAGCCGTCGGCAACACTAATAATATGATCGACGACGTAACCCTTCGAGTTTAAATCTTTTGCGTTGCGTATTAGATTGCCGTACTTTGATATCATGACATTAGTATAGTGTCGAACCCTCATGCGATAGGTCGACTTGTCTAACGGCTGGTCCACAACAAGTCGGTTTGGATGAATCCACTCAACTCGTACAGGATTTGCGTGTAGCTTACGTCCGTTAGCATAGCTTCGACTCTGCTTAGCCCGCTTGTTATTCCACATTCCATACGCAGTTAGAAGCGACTTGGCCCGTGGACATCCGGCTAGACGTTGAATCTGAATCGAGCTAAGGTCTTTTATCTGGCGTAGGTAGATCATGTAGTAGATGTTGTACCTATTTGCGCTACGCGACTGCGTCCTAATACCAACTAAGCAATCTGGTGGTATCCATAAACCATCAATTATCCGGTTTAGACGGGCCGTATTTAGGATTGGCAACTTGCGCGAGGGCCTTACCACTAAGTTGTTACTGACTAGTACATTCTGGATCTTATAAGCAACCTCGCGAGCACCGAATCCACAGGGAACACCGACCCTAGTTAGTGCAATATGTGGTGGGTCTCCTAGAACCATTCGTCGCGTAATATAGGCAAGCTCGTCATAGGACATAAGCTGAGAGGTAGATTGTTGTGGCAATTCCGTCTGTACCGTATTTGCCCACTCAAGTACCATGTCTATTGACACTCCCTTCAATGCGAGGGAATGTCTACACCAACGATCTGGATGCTTGATTGGATCGACCCTGAACTTCATCTACACACGCCGGGAGAAACTCTGAAAGTCATGGTATTGCTCCTGTATTACGTGTGGCTTGGTCTACACCAAGGCTCTCATAAGTTTTAACACCGTCAGCGCATGGCACCGATCTCATTGCGGAGCCTTACCGCTTCCTCTGCACTCTTCGGCGGACGGATAGACGGCTCTGGGATTGGGCGGCTAGGTACGATGGTCGTTGGATCGATCAGCTCTGGCTTGGCATTCTTGTCGACGTGGACGCGCACGTGGTTTGGAACGTGCCAGCCAAACTTATCAGCTACCCTGACTCGCATGGCCTTAGCTGGAACGTGTACGCTATCGCCGTCAAACGACTTCAGGACAATGGCGTGGTCTTTGGGGTTTGATATGATCATGGTGGGTTCCTTGTTTCAGGATAGTGTAATTATGCGCGCGAGGGCGCTTGGGGTTCCGGTGGAGGCAGCGTTGCGGATGTATGGTGCCGCAAGAGCACTCGATACTACTGCTAGCTGGTTAACTGGAATCTCAACAGTGGCTGCAACTGGCAGGGTCTGCGTCCACCCAAGAATGAGTGATAATTTGGCGTCGCAGTCAACTACCACGGCAATACCATCTGTAGGAAGGTAGGTGATAGCACCTGGAGCAAGACTCAATACCTGGTCCGAATAGGTCGTGCATGCCCAGTAAGCCGCGACATTACCGATTAGACGGCGCGCAAGACGCTCGGCAATCTCAATCGTGGAGCGCATGGTAAACGTCGGTCCAGACAAGTGCAGTCTCCTCAGTAGTTGGGCTCGTACTTCAAATTGGTCGGAACTGCTAATACTCTGGTTCGTTGACGACCTTGGTAAAGTTTTGCTCAGCAACCACGATGCCATTCTCTGGATTCGCGATGACTTCGAGGAAGTTTTGCTCGGTGACCTTGATATTGGGCTTGAGAATATTGACCGTATGTTCGATGACGCGGATAGATGGACAGCGCCATAGGAAGCCTGAGTATGCTTCAACCTTGAGATTGGTCGTAAGTTTGAACTGATCTGAGCCTCCAGCGCCAGGTGCTGGTGTAGGAACGGTGACAGTCTTGTCCATGGTGAGCTTAATCTTGAAACTCAGCTTCGTTGACTCAGTGGCCAGGGTAAACGCTAAATTCTCCGTGGACATCCAGCGGTCGATCATGCGTAGCATGGTGAGGATGTCGTCGGTTAAAAACGTTGCCTGGAATGTCATCAGGACCGGAGCAACCTTAGCCATGATCCAGTAGTCGCGCGTATCGTCTACCTGCATCGGATAGCCGTGCTGACGCATGGCGGTTGGATTGAAGCTGCCAGTATTTGGCTCGACCTGCATTATGCTCACACCGATGACGGGTAGCGCAAGCGGCTTCTCCTGCTGCAGTATCATGCGTTCCAATGCATCAGGATTCGCGACTGGAATTACCTGGATGTCCTTCGGACCGATGATCTTGCTCTGAGCAGAGTACATCTTCTTAATGACGGCGAGCACGCCCTCCCAGCTCTCCACAAATAGTGGAGCACGTTCTACGCGAGGGGTTCCCTCGGTGGTCACGTGAACCTGCGAAAGTTTGTAATAGCGCGACGCGCAACCCGCTCAGTATCCGCAACGAAGGTGGCTATTCCGCTGGTTGCCTGGAGGTTTGGTGCACCGGCGTCTTGCTCTTCCTCTGGCTGATCCTCTACGTGGTCGTGGTCCACCAGTCCCTCATCAGCTGGGTTTGACGCATCAGAATCCTCGTCAACTGGATCTGCTGAGTCGTCATCGTAAGTTTCGTCGGGTATCTGCGGATCGACGGGTGCGCCGTCGTTGTTCAACACCTCAGGATCGTTGCCCATCATCTCAGCGTCGTCAATCTCTTGCCGAATAGCGGCGGTCAGTGCGTTGAAGAATGGGCCCGCCTTTGGGTGCGTCAGGACCTTAATGGCCAGCTCAACAGCCCTACCCAGCGCGGCGTCATCACCAGACGCAATGGCGGCGAGTGCTGCCTTGCGTGATACGATTAGCATGTCTGCGATTGGGTGCGGCATTATTAGTCCTCACTTAAGGGTATTGGCATCTTCGTTTCTAGATGTCATATAGCGAGCCCACTCGCGCTCCAACGGTGGATTTGATCCAGAAAACTCCACGACGCCGTAGGTGTTGCGCTTTAGATCGCGATGCGGGTCGAAGTCGTATTTCAAGAACATTCCCCAGCGAGCATTGTAACCACGATCAACCTTGCGACCGTGAAATGGGTGGTCAATGAGCTCGTCCACAAAGCCAATCTTCTTGTTGACCTGCGCACAGGCGCGCTCCTGCCAGGTCATAACTGCATCGTGGTAATTTTTATTCGTTCCAGGTGGCATGGACATCTCGGCGTCGCCTATTAGCCCAAGAGCCATGTGATGGTCTCCCGCACCTACACCACCGATGTCAAATAGCCCACCAATCATGTCTAGGATGCTTCGTAGCCAGCCCCATGCAAATCCGGGATGCGGATAGTCGTAGGGGCTGTTGGTCAACTGTAGCGTCTTGGTGTCAAACGTTGGAACTACCGGATGACCAGCGTGATACTGAGATGCAAAGCTCTTGTAGCTGGCAAGCAGCTCGTTGTTTGGCCCGAGATCGTGTACGACGCTCCATGGCTGAACCACGGGGTAGAGATCTAATGCATGGATTGTCTTGGTCGCCCAACCAGCGTTGCGCCACTTGATATCGGCGTCGGCGGTAACGATGTGCTGCGCGTCGTGAGGCAATCGGTTAATACCAAGAGTCATCAACGATTCCTTGCACCACGCCTGAGTGGTGGCTTTAACCTGAACGTAGTTTACACGCTCATGTGCGCCAAGATCGGCTAGCTCATACTCACGAGATCCGTGCGCGCATTCGACTAGCGTAACTCGGACGTTTGGCTCTCGCAGCCATGACTGGACTGCTTCACGAGCTAGGCGGATGCGGCTCTCCCACCCAACGGGATTTGATACGACGGTGACGACATCTAAGATACAGTG